ACCAGCACAAGAATTCCAGCAAGACATTAAATTCCAAATGTCATTAAAAAACTTTAACTCTATTCAAAAGTGGATATGTGATGTTACATAATGTCACTCTTTGAAAGTCCTATTTCATTGCCATTTTTAGTCTATATATAGTAGCTTTTATTTTGCAAACTACTATATATAGATAATTTTTATGCTGTTTTCTTCAAATTCTCGCAACTTTCCTTTATCAATCTCTGCATAAATGTATTTCTAACAAAATTTGCTTTCTTTTTTACAGACTGGTTTACAGTATCTATATTCCCTAAATGAAAACACTTCTCTTTCATTCTGGTTAATCCTACATATATGAGATTGGAATTTAGCATATACGCATGAGACTGAGGCGTAAGCAAAATCACCACCTTTATTGAACTTCCCTGTGATTTATGGATCGTGATACAATATCCAAGACCAACCATCTGCATATCATTTCTGTAATACTTTACCTTTACACTATCAAAATCAATGATTAGATAACTTGTAAATACATCCTTTACAATACCCGTTTCTCCATTTGCAATAAAAGTTTCTCTCAAATCTTCATCAAATCCATAATCATCATCTACAAATAGCTGTGCATGATAGTTATTGACATTTTGTATAATCTGATCCCCTTTGAAATAAACTGTATCTCCAACTTTCATACATTCTGTGCTGCCATAATTAGGATTAGCAACTTTCTGTATTGCGTTGTTTATTACTACGGTTCCGACATCTCCCTTCTTATATAATGTAAGCAACTGTATATCCTCAACTTTATATCCCTGTGAAAGCAATTTACTGTACAAAGCAACTGCATTTTTCACCATGATATCACTACCAACATTGACAAAGGCATAGTCTTTATTTGTACCAAACCATGTAAATTGATTATTAATTCCTGTAAGATATTCTTTACAAAAGCGAACATCTGTTGCAATTTTCATCAATCCACCTTCTCCATAACGGAAAACTTTTGTTAATGTAACCGTTGGAATAATATTTGTCTGCATAAAATCATGAAGCAGATTCCCACATGATACTGATGGAAGCTGTGCATTATCTCCTATCAATAGCAACTTTGTTTTATTAAAGTCAACGGCATCCAATACTCTTTTGAATAAGAAAATATCTGTCATGGAAAACTCGTCAATAATCAGCACATTACAATCCAATTTGTGTTCTTCATTAAAACTCCATGTATCAGGCGGCATATATCCAAGCCCTCTATGTATTGTCATAGCATGTTCTTTTGTATAATCAGATAATACCTTTGCTGCTTTGCCAGTCGGAGAAAACAGTCTAAATGATTTATTGTTATCCTTCAGCATATTGATGACTGCCTGAGTACAAAAGGATTTTCCTGTTCCTCCTGCTCCGTTCAAAATACAGACATTATATTTACAGATATTCTCTACGATTTTTACCTGTTCATCTGATAATTCACAGCCATTAACAGTGTGATATTTCTTATAATCAAAATCCCATCTATTTTTTGTATTTGCAAGACCAGCAACTATCTTCTCTGCTATATATTTCTCTATTTCATATGTCCTTCTGATCGAAACAACCATAGATTCCTTGTCATAATAAATACTTTCGTGTTTCATACACTCTACAAAATGATTAGAACATGCCGGAACCATCTTCATACATTGATTCCTTAACTCATTGATTGACATTAATGTGTGTCCATCTTCCTCATTTTTCTCCAATAGGTATAACATACAGGATAAACATCTATGATTGCTGGTTCTTAATTCTGACTCAAACTCAATAATTTCTGGTTTACCATTTTTTACATTCTCTTTTGAAGCCTTTTCCAATTCAAGCAAAATGCTATCTGCTGTTGCAAATCCCACTCTGGCTAATCCACATAAACATTTATACGGATTTTCTTTGAGTTTCTTCTTAATCATGGTAATTGATGCATACTTTTCATACAACTTTTTCAACATGGGAAGGCTCAATAATCCTTGAAACTCTACCACTAATTCTGCCAGGCAGAAATTTTCAACAATCTTATCTTTAATAATATTAAACGTATATTCCTTAATTCCATGCAATTTATTTAAATCGATATCATTAAGATTATTATTCATTACACGATCAACAATATCTGGATATACCTTATATAATGTCTGTGCCTGATTGAGTGTCAAGATTTCTTGCAAGAAAACATACATGTCATCAGCAGATTGTGGTTTGTTTCTTCGGATATTGATAACTTTGTATCCCCAACCATTTTTTGTTAGCTGTTCAACCGCCTTTATCTCATATTCGATTCCTTTACCCAACTCATGTATCTCGCCAGATATTGTTGCATTCCCATACTTTGTGAGTTTGATATCTGGGTAGGTATCTTTATCGACATCTACCGCATATACCCTGTAATCTTCACTTTCATATATAGGTCTGACAATTCTTCCTTTAAATAATACTTCTTTTTCATTGTTACTTTTCAACATATAACCTCGCCTACTTAATTACTTCATAATTTGTCAACACATCTTCTAACTCATCTGTTACTGTCCAGACACCGTTGATAGGTTTCTTTTTAAATTCTTTATCAAATTCCTTTATTTTCAGTACCGAATATAATCCAAACGGACTTTCCTTAAATATTCTACCCTGTTTAATCCTTGAATGTATTTCTTCACCAGTCCTTACTTTTCGTGCTGTAAAATATGGTTTTGTAGCATCTTTAAATGTTTTGTAGTCTACAATGATATAATAATTGTCACTAACTTTAGGATTGGTATATACCACCATTTCAAGATGTTCCTTTTCAAATTTGATCATCTCAATGATTCCCATTTCCCTATTCTCTATATGGCTACACAATTCCTTAACCAAACCAATATTGTCTATTTCTTTAAATAAAGAATTTGTTTCTTTTCCTGAATACTTCTTCGCTATATATTCAGAAACCCCTAATTCTTCTAATTTGCTCTTTTTTATCTGCTTACAAGTTGCAAATTTGTCATAAACCTGTATAACTCCTAACAGATATTTATTTTTGCCAAACTCTGAAAAGAAATTTAAACCAGTAAGGATTTCTAACTGCCTGGAATTTACAGATGTATGCTCTTTTATATCCTTTATAAGTTCTACAAATGAATCGTATTTATTATTTCTTAGTGCATATAGTTCTTCAGCAATGGTATCATTACAATATTTAATTGCTCCAATTCCCTGATAAATCGTACCACCATCTTTGTCATACTCATATTCTGCTTTTGATTTTCTGAATCTTATTGGCTCTATCGTATAACCTTTTGACAAGATATATTCTTTGATATTCAAAGACTTTTCTTTGTCAGATGTATAAATATTGAGAGCAGACGTTAAAGTTTCAATCGTGTAATAATGCCTTAAATAACCACAGGCAAATCCCAAAAATGAATATGGATCAGCATGGTTTTTAGAAAACAAGTAGGCTGACGCATCTATAATTACTTGAAGAAAGTTTACAATTAGTTCTTCTGCCTTTTCATTCTCCACATCATATTCATCTTTCATTGTTTGTATAAATCCTTTGATGTAGTGGTTATTTACTGGTTTTCCTTTATCATCAAGCATATACCCGCCATCTTTAATGACTGGAATATCATTTTCTGTACCTGTTTTCTTACTAAAGTGCCTACGCACAATATCAGCTTCACCCATTGTAAAACCACAAAACTTATACAAAAATTCTATGATCTGTTCCTGATATACTAAATAGCCAAGGGTAGGCGTCAGAAAATCATTCAATGCAACATGTCCATTATCCCTATAAATTCCTTGTGATAATTCTGTTCTGTAAGAAGCACCTGCTGGCCTGATTGCACCATTAGCCATACTCATTAAGTCTATATATGAGAAGTTTGGATTCTGTTTTTTGATATTTTTGATGGTTGACTCGCTTAGAATATCTCTTAGATATGAACCAGCAAAATCAGATTCAAACTGAAAAATCAAAGTAGTATCTTTTGCAATATCGTCCCATACATTTTTATCATTGAAATCAATATTATCTGGTGTAATAAATGGAATGCCAACAGCTTTACATGTTTTATCTATTAGTCCAACACAATCAAGTCCAAGAATATCCAACTTCACATAATTCAAAGAATCTATCTCTTTCATATTTATCTGTGAAATCGGCTTATCATCTGAAGATATATACAATGTACCAAACGCCTTGTCTACTTCATGTGGAGATACGACAAGTCCGGCTGCGTGTCTGCCAAGTGATGTAATAGTACCAACCACAATGTCTACATACTCAAACAATTCCTTATGTTTATTTCTAACCTTTTCATCAACAAATTCTTTTTTATTTTCATCCTCCTGAACAAGATTAGATAATTCCTGTGTTTCTTGTGGTGTCATTCCTAACGCCCTTCCAACATCCTTAATTGCACCTCGCATTTTTATTGTGTTAAAAGTAATAATATTACAACAATACAACCCTTCTTTTTCAAATAGGTATTTTCTGACTTTCCACCTATCTTCACTGAACCAATCTGAATCTACATCTGCAAGACTAATTCTCTCCTTATTCATGAACCTCTCAAAATTCAGATTGTATTTAATACTGTCAACATCTGTAATTCCAAGCAAATATGCTATGATACTTCCAGACACAGATCCTCTTGAATATCCATAATGTACACCCTGTTTTCTAAGTTCTCTCTTATAGTCTTCTTCAAGCAACATGAAATCGATTGCGTCATTATGTTTGTATGTTTCTATCTCATACACAATCTTATCTTTATATTCTTGAAAATTGCTATACTTATTTACACTCCTCTTCTTAATACCATCTAATATTTTCTGTTTAAAAACTCCCATAGAATCATTGTATAATTTAGGATATTTCTTTGAATAATCCAAACTAAATTCTTCTATGGAATCAGCCATAACATTAGTATTTTCTATTGCTTCCAAATAAATACCTTTAGATAATGCTCTCTGCTTTTCGTATGCCTTTACAAGTTCATCATAACTCTTAAAAGTCAGATCCCAATTTGATTCATTATCAAATTTAACCTCTTTTGACTTCTGCATAATTGTTCTGCCAAGCAAATGTCTTTCATCTAAAGCATGTGTATCTGTTCCTGCAATCAAAGGTATTCCATGTTTCTTTGAAATAAAAGCAAGATATTGATTATACTTAATCTGCATATCATCACAATGATGCTGTATTTCTAAATAACATCTATGCTTATTATCAATTAGGAACTGCAAAAACTTCTCTTGTATTTCCTTTGTCCCACTGGCTAATATGCCGCCAATACATGCTGTGCATATAATTATGTTGTCTGACGTAGAAATCAACTCATCAAATGAAATTCTAGGATTGTAATAAAAATGACCGTCTCTTACAAACGCTCTGGAAGATAATTCATTCAATTCTACTACCCCAGCATAGTTTTTGGCGATCAAAACACAGTGATAATTGTCTCTTTTTTGAGTTTTATTCTCTTCAATATATTTACTAATTTCCTCTTGTGCTTCTTTTTTATCTGTACCAAGTAACGACTCGCACAATTCTGTTGTATCAGGCTCAAAGTATAATTGTTCTGTCACATAAAATTCTTCTGCATGGATATATTTCATGCCACATGATTCAATTTTTGTTTTTTTATGCACCCATTCCAGTATAGAACCATGCTCTGAAAATCCCATAGTTTTCATTCCTAATGATTGTGCATATGAAATATATTCGTTATATTTGGTAACACTATCTATATTCGTAACTCCGTTACTCAAATCACTATGTAGATGATATACTGTATAATTCAATCAACCACCACCTTTTACAGATTGTCTAACCAAGATAAATCTCCGTCTTTATCATCACTGTTTTCAGATATACCACTACCAACACCGCTAAAAAAGTCATCTCCATTTTGCTGTGCTGCTAATGCGTCCAGATATTTTTTATATGGTTTATGTAAATTGGGGGAATATGCACATAATGTTGAAAAATAATAGCTTTGCTTTTCGACTTGTTCTGGAGTGTCAAAAAATACCATTTCGGCATTCTCTTTATTAATTAATTTTTCATTTTCATATTTCTCTTCTTTTTCCACAATCTCATCAATCGTATTGGTAATGTCTGTAACCCATCTGTTGATAAGATCCTGTGTCAAATCCACATAGACAATACAATCATGGAATTTATATTTTGCTTGTACATCATTTGGCAGACACTTTATATCATTTGTCTGTGCCAATATATCAAGATATTCTACAAGTTCATTTTCATATCCTAATTTCTTTAACCACATTTTTACACTTGTCTGTAGTTTATTACCTATTTCACATCTATCAATTTCTCTTGTAGTCCACTTTCCATTAGTCTGTTCACAATCAACTTTTACATATTTCAAGAAGTTCCAACAAATCTTTATCTTTTCATATGGAACACCCATCTGATGTAGACCTATTGCATAAACAACCAACTGCCCACATTCATTTAATGCTTTTTCTCCCTTATATATAGAAGATGTCTTCCAATCTAAGATATTGAAACACCCATCACTATCTTTAAAACATACATCTATGTATCCCTGAAATACATTTTTACCTATCAGGACACTAATAAATCTTTCAATTTCAACTTTGTAAGGGATTGTATGGTGATTATTAAAGAAATGTTTTAGGTTTTTATAGTATTTATCAGCAATCTTCTTGTTTTTCTCGCTATCATTTCTATCAAATTTAAGTTCTGCAATACCGGCTGTCATCCATGCATCTTCAAATTCGCTATCCATATCTTCATACTTAATATTTCCTAAGTATAAGTTCTCCATTATCTCATGCGACATACCGCCTGTAACTGTGTAAATACAATCCTGTCTATCTTCTGGCACATTTTTTATGTATTTTAAGTAATACTCAAAATGGCTATTGTGATAAGAGTTAAAACGTGACCAACTCCATAACCGATCTACTCCATATTTTCTTTTAACTTGCTCTAATTCTTCTCCTGTTTTTCTTCCCATTCATACCTCACTTCTTTTTATTCAAACTTTGTAAATATTTTTTATGTTCTCCATAGTCATAAACTGTCCTATACTGCATCATAAATTCAAATATTTTATTTATGGAATCTGCTGGCGAATCCTTCTCTCCAAGCAAATCCCATCTATCGTATAAATACGAAACCTTTCTTATTCCATAAAATTTTTCACAGCAATGCCTAATGTGTTCAATATCAATATCCTTGTCTAGTGCAATGATAATCTCACAGTTTAATCCTATAAGTATCTTCACTTGTTCATCTGATATTTCATGCCCACTTAAAGCTACACCAGTTCCATCATTCAAACTATCTCTTTTTAATACAGATTTCTCTGCTTCATATACAACAACATATCCTTTATCTTGAATTATTTCTTTGTTCTCCCATAATCCAAATAGATTCATTTGTTTGGGATAACCAGGTGTAATGAAATATTTCTTAATATCAAATAGTTCATAATTTTCTACAGAAGTCCTCATATTAAAACCAAGCAGTTCACCAGTGAGCCAATACCTTAAAGGAATAACATTTCTTTTATATCTGTAACTGTATGCAAGACCAAATTTTTTCACTGTCCAAGACATAATTCCTTCTCGGAAAAAATCAATATGTACATATGGTACAAAATCTTGTAATTCATTTTCATTTAACACATGAAAATCTAATACATTCTGCCTTTTATGTCTTGTCCTTACTTTTTTAAATATATATAGTGGATCAACTACCTCTTTTTTCTCTTCTTGCTTCTTAAATGTAAGTGGTAATCCTAAAATTTTATGTAAATACTTCACTGTATCAAAAAATGAAAATTTACTATCATTAATTCTTTTGTTGTACTGAACCAATGTAAGCAAATCGGAGTTCTCATCAAACTCCTTTTCTCTGGTATAATTCACACAACTCAAATATTTATTGTTTTTTATATTAACTGCACCCTTGTTATCACCGTTACAATTTGAGCAGCTATAATATTCTTTAGATGAGTGGTAAACTATATGACCGCACCCAATTTCATTTAATATAAACTCAATTTTGCCGTTACTATATATCCACTCCTTTAGTTCGATAACGGTCATATATTCATAATCACCACCTTAAAAATCTACTGAAACATTTGTAATACCAATTTCTTTCATGATATTTCTTGACATATCATGAAGAAACACCACTTGGTATCTATTTGCAGAACCTTCCCTGTTTTTAATAATAAATGCTATCTGATAATGATTATCTTTATCTAACTTAACAGGTATTTTAGTTTTCCCATTTTTTCCTTCAAGTCTATAAACTTTTAGTTCTCTCCGTTCCCCTGTATATTCATCATCATATAAATCACGAATCATAATACAAGTTGATGCAGGATCAATAATATTTTTTGACATTCCTATATTGTCTTGTGTATAAAATCTTTGCTTTACGCTTCCTTTCGCTAATTGGAATGTAATTAGAATATGTAAATTTTTTGATTCTGGTTTTATCACATCATTTATCTCAACCATATTTTGCTGCATTTCAAGCCATGATTTGTCACTCACATCTCCAGCATCCAACTTATAAGTATCCAGAATAAAATATTTAACACCCATACTGGAATATTTTTTGATAATTTTTATTGCATTTTTCGTTTTATACTGTGTAAACGGAACAATTGTTAAAATATGATTTTGTGTCTGCTCTACTAACCAATCTGCTGCTTTATACAGTAAACTTTTAGTATCCTCTTGATAATGCCCATCTCTTACAATATGCTTTTGCAGATCTTCCTTGATAATATTATTAGCAACAAATATAAGTAGTTCCCTTTGCCACTTATCCAAATTGTCCTCATTGATCATAGCAACGACACGTTCTTTTTCTTTTATTGCCGTTGGAATTGTTGCATTTCTAGCAAATGTTGATTTACCCACATTACTAAGTCCACCAACCAAAGTGATAGAACCAAGATATTGCCCCCCTGTTTCTTTCGTCATCATCTCCATATTGTTATATGGAAGTCCTATGGCAACGCCTTTATCCAATCTTTCAATCAGATCATATATGCCATCACAAATATCGTAACTTTTTACATCACAATCCACATTTACAAAAATATCATTGATAAACGCTTCCCACTCGTTATATATTTCTTCGGCAGTCATATCGCAATATTCGCTGAGTCTATCTTTAACAGGACACCCTCGTTTAGCCAGTTTAATAACACTATTCCATTTTCGTAATTCCTGAATATATCCATACAAATTTTCTTCTTTGACATATGTACCAGCGTTTACAATAGTGTCATATCCACCGTATTCATCATATTTTGCTCTTAGTTTAGAATGTTTTTCGAGATATAAACCAACTGTAATATCATCAAGAGAACTTTTCTTTTCAAGTTTAATAATATCATTTGCAATCGTCCAATAGACTCTCCAAATATTATTATTAAATTCCTCAAGTTCTAAGTTTGTATCATAAATAGCATCTGGAACCTTATATAGAATTGAAACTATATTTGCCTCCGCCGCTTCTTTATATTCATTTATTTTTTTGATTGTATCAATCAATTCCTGTTCAAAAGCACTTAATTTCTTTCCTTTTGTGGAAGATTTTACTGTTGATATATTTTTCACCACCTTACCACAATTCATTTAGTCTTTTATTTCTCAATTCTTCTGTCTTTTTTTGATATTCACCACCATTATGAGATAAAATATTCGTGTCTAACTTATCTATATTTTCTTCTGATTTCTTCGCTCTTTGTACCCTCAAATAAACATCATTGATATTATTCTCTACTATTTTGCATATATAGTTGAACTTATTACTTTCAGACTCAAATACCTTATTTGAAATAGCACTCATAATTGATGGTTTACAAATTTGGAAAGTATATAAAACAATCTCATAAGAATAATCTGCTTTATCCTTAGTGTTTCTATTTTCTATATACTTTCCTTTTGTCAACCCTTTTAGCCTTAATACAAGACCAGAAGGAATTGACTGAGAGCCGTCATATAAGAGTATCTCATTTTTTACATACTGGTATAATTTATCCCATTGCTCTTTTTCAACACTCGTCATTTTCTTACTTCTCAATTCAATTCCTCCCTAGAATATTATGAAATCAGTGCTAATACCTTATTGGCATCGTCAATATCTGTAATCAGAGTCGGATTATCATATCCAAGTTCCTTTGACTTTGCAATAATAGGCTTGATCTTATCCATATTTGACTTATTCTCTTTGATAAAATCAGTAATCCTTGATACTACGTCTTCCAGTTTCTTCGCTTCCTTCTTATTTTGTTCTGCCTTTGTAATCTCTTTTAACTTTTCCGCTTCTTTTGCTTCCTGCTCTGCCTTGGTTTCATCAAAAGATTTACCAGACTTGGACTGTTCAGCTTTGATTGCATCTGTAATAGCCGTAATAAATTGTTCTGCATCCAAATCAATTTCATCAATAATTTCTGCAAACCTAGAACCACTATCTACACAGAAATTATCATCTCTAAACTTAATTTTTCTTGACTCGCCTTTAACTTTATTAACCTGTTCCTCTTTGTTTGTAACAATATTTTTCTTTCCTATCTTCTCTTTAACAATTTGTCTGTCAATATAAGCAAGACCAAGAAAATGAAGATTCTTTTTAAGTGCATTGAAATAATTCTGCTGCTGGTCTGATGTAAGAATCTGATATGTCTCACCAGATACAGGATCAGAAATATCTTTTGTCTTAATGTGTCCAATAATAATAGTCGATACTCCAACACTTCTTAACTCTGCAATCTTATCAAACATAATTTCAATTGCTTTCTTTTCTCCTTTACCAAAACCACCCCATGCTGCATTAATACTATTTGTTCTCTTGTCTGGATTATCCCTATTCCACAGTCTTATTGATTCACTTTCTGCAATATTAATCAACTGATCATATGTATCAATAATAACTACTTTCAAATCTGGATATTCAGATGTCTTATTATCAATAATGTCATCACATACATCTTCAAACCCAACACTGTTTGTAATTTCATCATAATCCATATTCCACTCAGGACAATTTACATGATTAATTCCTTCAATAGCATCTGCACCACGTTCCTGTCCGCACTCTAGGAACATATATCCATCCTCGCCAGAAAGTTTCTCGCAGACTTCTTTAATCAAAGTAGTTTTACCAACTTTACTTTCCCCAAGAAGGCAAATATTATATGCCAAAGGGTCTAACTTTACATGGTTCTTTTTACCGTATTTTCCCATTTTATTATTCTCCTTATATGTTGAATTTGTGAGGTTGCATTTAAACAACCTCTATATAAATAAACTCTATATTTTTACAGATTATTCAGCCAATCAGTGTCATTATTAACAGGAATCTCTTCATCATCTGTATCTGCTGTTTCTTCAAATGTATCTTTGCTATCATTATTACCAATCATAAAATCAAGAATTAGATCCTCTTCCTCGTACTTCTTCTCAAACTTCTGAATAATAGGGGTCTTGTTGCCCTCCTTGTCCTCAACCATCTTAATAGAAGGCTTTCTGATTACCATTCTCTTTTCTCTGCCAGAACTTACAGTGCATTTTGCCAGTGCTTCTTCGAGAGTATAAACACCGATCTCGATAAGAGTCTTGATATCATCAGGAATGTCATCTTCTGTAGCTGTAACCACAGCCCCACCCTCAATCAAATCGCCTTCAAATGTAACTTCTGTTACACCCTTTTGTACTTTAAATACTTTCTCTACAACCTTTTTACAAGTTTCAGGTTCAGAAAGATTTAGCTCATATTCAAATGTCTTATCATATGGAATATTAGTCTTTACTTCCTTACTCTTATATTCCTTGACGTAATCAAGCACTTTTGCGTAAATAGGAAGAACGCCAGTATCCTTATCTGCCTTACCTACGCTGTCTTTTGTAAGCAACATTGTCTGAGTGAATCTTGCGCAATATTTACTACTATCATCTACCTTAGAAAGTACAACACTGTTGATTTCTTTCTTAACCTGTGTCACTTCGTTGTATGTAGAGTATTTCAGATTGCCTTTGACATTTACTACCGTACCCTCTTCCAAGTTGTCCTTGATATAAGCAATCATGTCATAAGGCGAAAGGAATTTCTTATAAAACACTTTTCCACCTTTATCACGTTCCAAACCTACGGTCAGGAAGCAAAGATCACCAACGGATTCAAGAATTGTTTCATCAAATCTATCCTCCCAATCAATAGTAAATTTATTGTCAAAATCATCTTTGCCATCTTCGTCTTTACCATGAACATAAACCACATTATCTCTTTCTGCTCCATATCCCCCCATCAATTCTGCATATACAGTTCCGCAAGTTTCTCCGCAATATACACCCAAGTTTAGACTGTTATAAATCCAATCTGACTTCTCTGACTTCTCATCTGTCTTATAAGTATATTCATTGATCTTTGCTTCACCAATAAGTATAAATGAATTTGACCAGTTCTTCTTTTCTAACACTCTCTTTTCCTTTTTTGCCATTAATTTAATATCCTCCTGTAAATAAAATTATTTTAAAATTTTCACATCATATATAACATCAACAGCCTTTTCAGACTGGAACATAGGATAATAACTTTATGTTAAAATCTATGTCATCAGTGGTTTATGGCTTATTTAAACTGAATTTTTACGTAATCTAAGCCAAGGGTATGCTGTTCACCACCCAAAACGGATATGTCTGTTAAGTTGTTAATATTGGATTTTCTACGAATAATTGTGCGAAATGTTTAACTGTTACTATCTATTATTCTATTACCAGATACGCTAATTTCTTAGTTCTAATCTTACCTTTCAAAATGTCACATGATAAATGGAATTCGTCATACACGAAATTTGTAATACTACAATTCTTTTGAAGTGTATCGCCTTTCATAAGTGTCAAAGATTTAAACTCTACCGAATCACCTCTGTATTCTTGAAATGCCTTACAATAATCTTCCCAACTATTTACTTCTACAATTCTACTCTGATGATCCATAATATTGTTGATATTATCTAAACTTAGATTTGTTTCAATTATTTTTACTATTTTTCTTCATCTCCTTCTTCTCTTTCTGTAACTTTGCTTCCTCTGCTAACTGGTTCTCTAACTTTCTTGTGATACTTCTCATTTTACCCACCTGTTTCGCTGTAAGTCCCATATGTATATTTTCTCCTTATTTTTCTTTATTCTCCATATAAAATGTAAAACTTCCATCTTTTTCAGTCTTGCTAAAATATTCAGTTGCTTCAATTTTAATAACAGATGCACTCAAAACCCTTTGACAAAATAGTATATATTCGTTTGATTTTTCTAATGGACGAAGTATCATTTTATCGCCAGATACACATATATCAAAATTTACATTCTTATCAATGTAATTTTCTTTGAGTGTATATACTTTTATGCTACTCAAAATAATATCCTTTTCATTATCCAAAATAAGAATATCTTTAAAAATCTCTTGATGTGGAATAGCTACTAATACATTCTCTTGTTTCTCCAATATTTTACCTCCATCCAATCTATACCTCTTCACTGTGGCACCCATCTGTAATCATTACAACTTTATCTGAATTTGCATCTTCAAATAGACTATAAATATTCTTACAATAACAATGTTCTCCTGTCGTTTCAGTAAGATTGGTCACATAGAAATCATCATTATATTCGCTTTTAGTATCGCCAATTACACCAAATGCAATATCTCCTCTTTCTGAATCTCCCAAGTAAATACCAATTGGTGTATCATCTAAGATATTGTTATCATCACACCACTCCTTTAACTGTCCTATTGTTAATGGATTGCTTGTTTTTATAAATCTCACCTCCTCCAAACTCACCCTTTGAAATAAGAATTTTAAGACTTCGTATTTAGTCCATACTTACACTCATATTCTTTTTCAAACAGTTTCTTATTTTTATTCATAGCACTTTCAATATGCTCACTTGGATATAAGGCACCTATTGGTACATCCCTATATGTATAAATCTTATCAAAATCATTTGGATCTACAGAATAGTCGGTTTCTTTACCAATAACATTTTTCAAATAATCAGCATAACCGTTATAAATCATGCTTCTTCCAAAACATCTTGGAGTATAAATCACATCTCCTTGGATAATGTGCTTAACAAATTCTTTCTGATAATCCATCAATTTAATATCATACATTTTTTCTATATAATTGATTACTTCACTTGTTTTTAACATTTTTTCTATTCCTTTTTTGCTCTTTATACAAATCATTCAATTTTTTTTCTAACTGTTTTCGTTCCATAGGGTTTTTGCAATACTTTATTCTCTTTTTAAGATTTGAGATACTTTCTGTATCAATTATTTCTGTATCAATTTCACAAAACATTTTATTCAATTCTTCTAATGTTAGAGTCGATCTACAGTTCAATATTTCCTCATTCAAACCTAAAACCTTCATCTGTTCCATTTTTATATATTCTTCTTCAGCTTTTATCATTTTTTTTGCTAAATTATTTATTGATTTTCCCATACCACAAATAGCAACAGTAGGTATTTTCTCTGTTATCATCCTCATAGATTTAAATGCATTATTTATATTTTCTTCTATAATATCACCCCTTCTATATGCCATAAAATCGCACATTCATCCCTCTAAAGTAACCACTGTTCTCTCAGGAATAATCTGCTTTGGAATAACTTTCTTAATAATCTTATTTACCACCAAATCATCATAATCATAGTTGTAATCACTGAAATAAGATCCATTGCGTGTAATTTCAGAAGTAACTGCAATATCAAACATCTTTGCTATGTTCCATTTATCATCAAACTCGCATAAAACTCCAATATCTGTTCTATACTGATATTTTCCTTCGTCTATCCAATCACCTTCATCAAGTACCTTTACACCATAATTAGTTCCTTTTACTTCTTCTCTAATATCTTCAAGAAAACTTTCATTATCAAATTCTTCAATAATTTTCTTTGCATCTTCTAAAGACATTTCAGTAAGTTCATCAAAATTAAGTTTTAATTCTACCATTATGTTTTCCTTTCAACACATAAATATTTATAATGATTCAAACTCCTTCTGTAATTCTAATTTTCTCTTTTCTATAAAATCTTTTATAATTATTTTTAGATTGTTTAATGTAATCTTATCAAAACAAGCTGAATTAACTTCCGTATCACTGCACGAAAATTGAGGATATGGTACGTTCATAACAATGTTTAAATCGTCTAATACTTTCATCGCACTTATTATCGAATTTGCCTGATCCAATGCACTTTTATCCATTCTACAGTTCCACACCTTCCATAACTGCTCTCGCCTCCAGAACTGCAATATAATCTGTCATAGCTGTAATCTGCATATTATAGGTACTTCGTGGGCAAGTAGGTGTAAATTCAAGCTGATCATTATCCCACTTATCAAGCATAGATTTCAATTTCTGATAGCGAATTACTACCTGATAATATTCTGCTTTGAATCGCTCCTTATAATCCTCACTGTTCATCATTTCAATTGTGTCTCTCAATTCGTTTGGCATACTTCTTCATTCTCCTTTTCTATTAGTTTTTCATCCCATCCAAATTCAACGACTTCTCACAGAAATCCTTAATATCCTTAACAATCTCTGCATCAGTCTTATCACTGTTACACATTTCTAAAACTGCTCCAAGAATACCAGCAGCACCAGCTTTTAATCCTTGAAATCTAACTTCTTCTAAAGTCTTTTTAATTTCATTGTTTAACTGTTTCTCTTGTTTCTTTGATAATGCCATATGTATTAATTCTCCTTTTTATCAAGTTTTGGCTGAATGAACTTGTGGATTTCTTCTCCCTAAAGAATACCTGACTACACTGTGCCTTAAATTTCATTCATTTAATTATGAGGTCTGTTTCATAAACCAAAACCATTATTTTTATAATTTTTCATAAGTTAAATCTGGACTTTTCACTACCATATAAACTACTTCTACATTTTCCATATAGTCAGATAATTCTTTTTCATTTCTGATTTCAACACCATATCCTTCGTCTTCATCTACACAACAAAAATAAATTTCAAAAAATCCATCCCTCTCTAGCTGATCCAATTCATTTAGTTGTTCCTCTGTAATTGTATTCTGTTTTTCGAGTTCAAAAAGTTTCCAAGCTTTTTTATACTTTTCCAAATCACCCTCTAGGATTACAACACATGAACTTCCGCAACTTTTACATCTAAAATTATATTTCTTTTCAACAATGTTAACACTTTTTAACAATTCCAAATCTTCAATGAATAAAGGATATTTTGATTTCTTGATATTATTCTCACTAATATAATTTCTAAAATTCCATCGTGCTGCTTTGTCTAATCTTATCTTCTCTGCATCAGAAATGTTTAGCACATCAATTTCTGGGTAATATGTAGGTTTTAATAACTCTGGATATTTTTCAATCTTTTTCTTTTCAATGACTTCCGACAATACGTTTAATATCTTTTTATCATCAACATAGTATTTAATATGCTCAAATAAATCTCTACATTCTTCATAGCTATAGTCATCTAAATCAGATACATCTACACCATTTGCTTGTAACTTCAATTTATTGGCAATCTCTTTTAATTCGTTTTCTATTTTTACTTTTTCTTCAATGATTAAAAATAGTTCTTTATTCATACTAATAACTTGTCATCTCCAATCTTTTAATTATTAGGTACAAAATATTTTGCACTCATATACTTCCATTCTCCATTTTCATAAATTAAGAATTGTGGGTATCCATTTTTATCATCTCTCACATTATAGACTTTTACAGGTGAGAGACTTATTCCTGAATTATTATCATATTCCACACTATCTTTTCTATTTACTTCAAATACTTTAATCACCTCCACTTTTAATCAACTGATAGTTCACAAATTAAAACTCAAAATTATTTCTATTCATCCCCATACATGCAGATCTCACACATATATTTACACTTACCACAATGTTCGTTAAACCATTTATTCCATTTATCTTGTGGCATTGTATGCAAATGATTTGCCGCTAACCAATATTCGTTATATTTGAAATCACAATACTCAGACATATCTTCTTTGTCCATGTGCAATATCCTCCCTCTAGTTCACTTGAATAATTTTTCCATTTTCATTATGAAGACTTCTAATACTTCTCGCATGTAATTCTCTTTTCAAACAAATACGATAAGAATTATATCCTACTTCTTTATTTTTTCTTTTAATATCTTCGTTCATAGAAATAATATAGGATTGATATACTTGCTCAATCGCATCTTTCGCGTTTTTTGCTGATACAATAAAAATATTATCCCATTGACCATAACTGCTTGTTACTAAATAATCTTTCAAATATAACAATCCCCCTTAAAACCAAGATTTCAATACTAATTTATTCTATTTTTACACCTATATACTCTAAAACTTCCTTCATACCAAGACCACCATCTTCAACAGATTTCATACAATATTCAAACAATTTAGGATGACTCAGTTTTAATCTCTCAAATCTATGGTCATTTTTTAAATGACAGCCATATCCACAAAATACACAGCCTGTTCTATCACACCCAGAAGTATAATATTTACCTTTACTGTCTTGTAATATCTCTCCATATACAGATGGATAAGGTATGTTAAACTCTTTAAGATATCTTAAAATATCTTGTTCTGTCCAAAATGACAACGGCTTACTGCTTGGATTTTTATTGTCAAAAGCATTGCAACCTGAACGTAACCATTCTTTCTTTCTCAAAACAGATTCACAAGCCATTGTACCGATAATAGGTATCATTTCACTCTCTTTGTTGAATTTGTGAGCTGGTGTTTTCTTCATGATATTGCAGCATTGATTAGAAATTCTAAATGGTGCGTTTATAAGATATGCCCATCGTTCAAGTAACCATGTATCTCCATATTTTTTATGATAGTCAGATCCTCTTACAAATTTTTGTGCCGTTTTACCATCTGGTTTATTTTTTGCAATGGCTACATCTCTTGATACTTCTTTGCTAATCAACGGATATCCGTATTTTGTAACTACATCTTTGAATGTAATTCTCTTTCCGTTTTTATCTTTTGGATAATCAATTATCAAATTAACTTCTATTTCATATTTCTCTTTCAACCACTTAGCAAAATCTTTAACGTGTTGTGTAACTTCTGGATATTCAAGTCCAGTGTGAGAATACCATAGTGTTAATTTGCAATTAAATAGTTGACAACATTGTGCAACTAAATCTGCTAAAACCGTACTATCCTTGCCTCCAGAAAAAGAAACATAGCATTTCTTATTGTATCTACTTAATGCTTCTAAGATTTTTGCGACAGAAGTTTGAATCTTATCGTAAAAATCTCTACTTTGCATTGACACTAAATCTTCTGTTGTATGCTTATTTTCTGTCAATTACCTTTTAGGAGCAAATGTACATTTATCGACCAGTCAAATCTCGTTTCCTCCTAACTTTATTTGTGATATTTGCAACTATCACATTACATTTCTTCTACTTTCGTGCCATAAAATTAACCTTTTATTGACTTATTTTCATTCATCATATTCTGGATAATGTGCAAAATCTTCATCACCTTCAAATACATTTAAAAACACATTATCAATCGCATTTTCTATATGACTTGCGCCAGTTTCCGAATCACATTCCAACATTAATTGTTGTGCCACATATTCAGCAAATTCTTGTCTCTTTCCTCGTTTTACCGTAATATAATGTTCTCCATCATCGCTATAATTTTCTGGACTATTATTAAATGCTTCTATAAGGGAACTAATCGGAATTTCCCAACGTACCACCTTATCTGTTACTGTGGCTGTAAAGCCATTCTCTTCAAATTTTTTCATTTACATTCTTCCAATCCAAACAACATTTCACAGTCGTTTTTATTATTCTCTATAATATCCATAAGTGTATGGCTACAATAAGCACCATTTAGATAATACTTCTGATAATCATGTTTGATCCTATCAAATGTCCAATCATAATTATAGCAATCTATGTAACATCGTAGACGCTGCCAGGCATCTTCTTCAGCTACGCACCTATCACAATTTTTATGTTCTTCGTTACAATAATCACTGATCAGAGGACATACCTTTTCTTTTCTTGTGTATTCCTTATCCTTCATATTTTGTAAACAATTCTCCCATTGTCATGTTATTATACCTTACCAAATCAACAGCTAAAGCGCATACATTTTTAGGCTGTGAAGCACCAATCTCTTCACACAAATATTCTAACAATCCAGAATATTCTCTTGCTCCAAAACATTCATTAAAATCTTCTTCTGTACCAGAACAAGCACCACTTTCTCTATCCAAACATTTTTTACATTCAGAATCATTGTCACTTCTACTATTGCCATCCCACGCTAGAATTGTATTGCCATTAATTTTATATTCTACATCTGGTCTTCCCATATTGCTGCCAATAGAACTTCTCCACATACCTTCAGGGCATAATCTCTCAAATTCTTCCTCATCTATTTCACACATTAATTGAAAATCTTCATCTGAAACTTCCCACACTTCATAGTCGTTGCCTTTATATATACGTTTTCCTTCCAATTTTGTGTTACTAAAAAAATCTTCTAAATTCTCTGCTAAGATTTCTTGCAAATTAATCACCATACCTTTCTTCTCTGCAATGGGTATTCTCCCAGTCAATATCTGCATACTCAATCATTTTATGCAACTCAATCAAAACATCATTAAACGCTGAATGTTTTCCCTGAATATAACCACGCTCAAAATCAGTTAAATTTTTTCTTTTTGTTATACGGTCATTCATTGGTGTGGAACGAAAAATACCATTTAGCTCCAAAAATCCCAATCCACTTCTTTTTGCTTTTGTACAAAAGTTTTGTAAATATACAAGATTTTTTCTGTATTTTGTTACGTTAATGTCTCTCATTTTACTAGAAAATCACCTCGATTCTACCTTTGAAACTCTGGTTTTGTTGCCTCACATATAATCTTTTATTCTGTCTCCATTTGAATCAATCAGGTATAAATCTATCAGTTTCGCATCTTCAGGCAACGTATAACTATATCTGCATGGGTGCTCATCAAAAAATTTCTTGATTCTTCTGACAATAATTTCTTCCCAGTAATCATTCAAAGGTTTTACCAACTGAATTGCCAGTGAATTGATATCATCAGCTATATGATAGAATGTCATCTGTTCCCAATCATCCACGTCTTGAAATGTTTCCATTAAATATTCGTCTTTCAATTCGTAATCGTCATAATAATCTTTTCTTTCAGAATTAAATTCTTCTTCCCAGAACAAATCCATCTCATATTCGCCATGAAAATCACTCATTTCCATCTGTACATTATCAAGAGTCCCCAAAGTATAACTTATCAGTTCTCTTTCAAAATTTCCTGTGTATCTGTTTGTCTTTATAATTAATTCATAATTTGGATTCTGTTTTACTCTCATATTTTTCCTCCGATATCCTTTCACACAAAATCCATAAATTTCATATCAAAATATCTCTCTGCCAACTCAGGCATATCCTTTTCAACTTGTTTCAAATATCTCATTTCAGAACATTCTTTTTGATGTCTTGATTGTTGATACTCAACAAACTCTCTATAAGACTTCTTTTTAAAAGCACTGGGCTGATTACACCACGCAGCAAGATTAATATATGTACCTCTATATGGGGATTCTTCATATCTATTGAATCTCATTATGTATGGCAAACACTGATATTTCATGAGTAACTCGATTCGTTTCCATAAATCCCATAAATCTTGTTTCCAAAATTCCTCATCCCACTTATCTTCTCTATCAAAACCACAAAATGTATAAAACTTTGGAATCTTATCTGTGTGTCTTCTTAACAACTGCAATTTCTTTTCTATCAGGTCATAATCTGCCACATTATCAAATGCAAATATGTAATCTCCATCGTACTTACTTTTGAAAAGCACTTCACTCTTTTCATCTGTTAAAAGTCTCTCATCTATACCTTGTTTATACTGAAATGGTTTGCCAGTAGATTGCAGTTCTTCAAATATTTCTCGCCAATAAGAGCTTCCAAGGATATTGTCATCTAATAAACATATCCTCTTTCTTGATGGGTCAAGAAACTCACTTAACGGACTATGTAATTCCACTTTTTTGTAATTACGGTTTACACAAAATTCACACTGTCTGAAACATTTTCTCGTTGTGTATCCAATTGAATAATCAAAATAATATTTAAAATCATTTCTCTCTTTACCACTGTCAATTTGCTCATTTACCCAATCATCATACAAGTGATAATCCGGCATATGATGTTCCACTTCATCAGGAAGTTTCGGAGCTTTGTCATAAAAGAATCCTGTACCACCATATTGTACATTTGGAAGTTTCAAAATATCTTTGTTTATCGGCGTATCAGTAAATACTTTAGAAATGAATACTTTGTCATACGCTGCTAAGTCTTCATAATCTGTTTTCAATTCAACTTCAGCACCGAGTTCTTTGTAATATCCCGATAGTTTCATACAAACTAAGTTTGGAAACCTGTGCTTGTCTCTACCTATCAGATCAGCATCTATAATTGCTACTTTCAATATTGTTTAGGAGTAAAGTGCACTTTCCTGTCATGACAAACCTCTTTACCTCCTATGTTTTATTCTATCTCCAGCCTACAGCCGCCATTACACTTCTATAAGTTGATTTACCAAATGTACTTCCCCATTCAGTCATATTTCCCTTTAATCCTGTATTATATGGACGAACTATCTTATAATCCAAATACGATTCCTGATCCAACATACCAAGTATAATTAACCCTTCTCTACAAGCAAGCATGTCATGTTGTCTTTTCCCAGGCTTTGAATGATATTTATCTAATAACCTCTTTTCATCACTCCAAACACCTAAGAAAGTGTTTTTCTCACTATGACATACATTTTTACCAATCAATATTATATTCTCTATATTCTTATTTTTGAGAACTGATTCGGTTGCAGTTACATCACAATTAAAATTAAATGTTCTGATTGCCTGCTTATCCTTAAACTTATCTAAAGGATTTTTCACAATATTACAACCAACAAAACCACCATTCATCACCAAACACTCTATCTTGTGATTTATCAGATATCTTGCGAGTTCAGTTAAGGCTCCGCCTACAAACACATATCTTGCAATAGGTGGTATTTTATTAGATACTTTTATTCCTAATTTTTCAAGTTGCTCTTTTCTATCCTTTCCATGCCATGTAGAAGGTAGTGGATCACAGACCACTTCTTTCAAAACACCTTTCTGATGTAAATACTCTGCCGCTATTACATCATCTACATCAGCATCAAGTTCTGCTATGTATACTACTTCTCTTTCTATAATCAAATCACCCTTTCTTTTATTCCAAACACTTATTCTCTGTATAATAAAATCCAAACACACAACCACAAATCAGTACAATCCAAAATATCCAGAATAAAATCACTCCACCGCCAGATTCTAAATATTCAACTGTTTCTTCTATATTCTTATTATTATAAAATTGAGTATTATCTGAAATAGTCTGATCTCTCAAATCTGTAAATATTGTTCCTTTATAATTTGTCCCTATACCATAATATTTATATCTTATATGGCTTGATTCTTTGATAGTATCAATATAATCTGTGCTTGGTAAATCAATCTTATTGCTATTAAAAGTAATTCCACAAAAAGAAATTTCCTGACATTTCTTATCTTCACTGCTTACTCTGTCCCATGTCCAATATGTTTCTTTTTTAGTATGCGTCTTGCCATTACTGTCCTTATATGTAACAGTACGAGTGTGCTTTGTATATTTCTCTTTCACTTTTTCAATATACATATACTCTCCACCAATTTCAGGATATGTAACTATATCAACTGCTACTAAATCACCATACACAAAAGCATTACCTACATTTGTGTCCATGCCATACTGAAACAAATCTGTATTATCTATTTTCACCGCTTTGTTATAGACTTCATTTGCGTCTAGCTTGTGTTCTGAAATCTTGCTAGAAATCAGAACACCAATAAGTAACATTACAGCTATAATAGAAATACTTGCCAAAATTTCTCTTTTGGTAATTTCAAAATCGCCAAAATCAAACCCACGTTTTCTATAACTGTATCTACTCATATTTATTCTCCAAAAAGATTTTTTGGTGCGTCAGAAGGGGCATCATAATCAAGATATGTATAATTCTGCACCTCATATCCAAGCATATTCAGAAACATTCTTATTGGAAACTTGCGAACATATCTGTTGTATTCCTTGACCTGTTTATTATAATTACTTCTATATTCTGCAATCAGGTTTTCAGTCATTGCCAATTCATTCATAAGCTGCTTATAGTTTTCATTTGACTTCAACTCAGGATATGCTTCTGAAACTGCCGTAATGGCTGTTGTTACATTTTCAATATCACCTGCTGATCCACGCCCCTCTGCAATAGCTGTAAGAGTTTCAGATTCATGTTTATCATACTGCTTTACACAATCAGCAAGGTTGTACACTAAATCTACTCTTCGCTTCTCCTGTACTTTAATATCCGACTGTGCTGTGTTTACCTGTTCCTCCAAAGCAAAAGCTCTATTCTGCGAACTCTGTACTCCAAATACACAAAGTAAGATAACGGCAACAACACCTGTCCCAATGATTAACGGTAACTTCCAATTTGTTTTCCTATTCATAAATTTCTTTCTCCTTTTCCTCTTATAATCTGCTACTATAATACTCATTCCACATATCATTCCAATAATTAGCATTTTCTTCACGACAATATTTACATCCACAAAAATAATTAGAATATTTATCCTGATATTGTGTTCTCTGTTGCGATATTGTTGAGAAACTAAACCATCTGCCACAATGAGGGCATCTCATACTTAGAATTGATTTAATCATGTATGGTCTATGACATGCCACCTTAAACAATTCAACAAGTCTCATAATTTTCATTTCTATTTTTTGATACCAAGTAAAACTTATATTGAAGTTTTCTTCTAAGAAATTTTCTTCCTTTTTAATCTGTAACCACCTCTTTCACGTCACCCAATAAAAGCAAAATTTTATAAAACCTCTTTACACTAATCAAATTTATGCATATAATATTAACTAAGGTTGTAGGCAATCCGTAATCTGACTCACGCATTGAACTATTTATGTATCTTGCGTATTGGTTGTACATAAAAATGTTTTACCAAAAAACCAGCTTAGGGAATGTATCTTATTGAATTTGTCTACATATCCTGCTCAATAAGAGAAGAAAAGTCGCAAGTTGAGATTTCGGAATACCTTCTTATATGTGCCATCCCAGAATAAAATCTGAGGAGGTATGTGCATATGCGTGAAATTAAATTAATTGTGAAGAGTACCATAAACAGAATCAACAAAATTTATATGGAGTTGAAGGCAATATGTGTATTACTAAACATTATCTACTTAATAATAAGAATAGTTTTACTGTTCTTATACCAAAGCAATTTTTAACAGACAATGCCCTGGCAGGATGGGGCATCATTTTTATATTTAAATAAAACCGATGATTCAACCATTAATAACACCTAATCGTTTTTCAGAGATTCTCACATAATCCAAATTATTATCATTTACAATATAAACTCTTCCTGTGTTCTGTGCCGCTTTAGCAGTTGTTCCACTACCACAACACACATCAACAACCCGCCCGCCTTCGTTAGTATAAGTTTTAATGAGATACTCAAATAATTTTGTAGGTTTTTGTGTAGGATGAAGTCCCTTTTCCAAGTTAAATTTGACAACACTTCTTGGATAACGTTTACCTTCATATTCTCCATTTGTTCTTTCATAACCAGATGAAGTAGCCAAATTCTCAGTCATTCCACTTCTCTTCATCTTATAAGGCTTTCCATCTGTAAATTGCGGATTATACTTCATATATCTTTCTGCTTTATTATATGTAGTTGGAGCTTTCCCAAAAATTAATACAGATTCGTGAACCTTAAATGGTTGATGATTCACACTTGAAAAATTGCTACCATTATCTTTCTCCCAAATCCATTCATATTTAAAACAGTCAAGATGATTCATTACTAAATAACTTGTAAATGGTTGCCCTGCTGTTAATGCTATACACCCCTCTGGTGTTAGCATTTTCATAGCAATTTCAAAAAACTCTTTATCATCTATTGGTAAATCCCATTTATTTGCTGTCACTCTGTTCTTTCCTTTAAATGTATAGGGAAAATCACAAAGAAACATGTCTATACTTTCATCTCCATAATCCTCATATAGTGCATGAATAAAATCAGATGCATCATAATTGTAGATTCCATTATCTTGTATCAATTCTTCTTTCAATTTTCATTATCCTTTTCAAAGTTCAACATCTCATCTTTTGCTCTCTGATAGAAATTACGGTCAATTTCAAACCCATAAGCACTTCTACCAAGTTCATAAGCTGCTCTTAACGTAGCTCCACTTCCGGCACACGGATCAATAACCACATCGCCAGGGTCGGTAAATATCTCAATCAAACGTTTCAAAACCGCGACTGGCTTCTGAGCTGGATGGATTTTAGGAACTTCCTTTGACTTATCCTTTTCCCACATCATATATGTACCGTTGTTGTAATAAGTTTTTCCCCATTCGTCTTCATTGCCACCATCAAACCAGTTAAAAATCATATGTCCTGTGCCTGGAATATTCTTACCATTCTCATCAATCTGAAGACCATTTCTGAATTTAGGTAACTTATCACGATATAAAAGCAAAGCATATTCTGTTGCACCTACTACACGCATATTTGCTTTAAGCACCTGTGGACTATAATTCTTACAGAATACAAGCGGTATGTAATGAATAAATCCATGTTTTTCAGCAGCTTTAATAAGTGTCTGAATCTGTTCAAATGAACAAAAAACTATCATACAAGGCGAATCGCTACTTCTGCCTCTTGGAACTGGTCTTGTATCATCCTTTTTAAGCATCTTGGAACAAAAATGAAAATACTCATACAGATTAAAATTGAAATCAGAGTTGAAAGCTGCTTTACCTGCTAATTTACTTTCGCCTTTTTTGTTATCTCCTCCGTTGTACCACATCGGATTTGAGCCATAAAAATTATTTCCTACGTTATAAGGAACGTCTGCTATGATTAACTGAGCAGGATGAATTGCATATTTCTTATAATTCTGCATAGAATCCCTATACAGTTCACACTTAATTTTCTTTTGATATTCCATTCTTTATTAGGAGTAAATCATGATTTATTCTGCGCAGAAACCTCATTTCCTCCTGTTTTTATTATTTTAATTTTTGCATATGCTTATTTGTTACTTCTACTTTTTGATAATGAACATTATCTAATTACTGACTTAATTCAGCAATTACCTCTATTAAATAATTTGCCAAAGACTCATTAGTTTCATCATACATTTCATTTCCAACACCAAAATCATCTAATGCCTGAATTAATCTTTCTCTAATATCCATAAGTTCCTCCTTACATCATGAATCAAATTTTTCGGATACACTTACTTATTTCTCTTTTCTCATCCATATCCTTACAAAATTCTTTGTACTTTCTTGTGTACTCATAGCTATCTTTAAAAATATTGTTTACGGCTACAAATAACTTTGGTTCATACTTCTCTATAATTTCCAACTCTCGTTCAAAGTATCTGCCGTATGGACAACCTGCGCAACCAGTACGCGAAAGACCATATTCTGTATAACATCTGCTATGTACAATCCCATAATGATTTTCATAATCTTCTTTATCAGATCTTTTATACCAGAATAAAGGACGATAGTTATCATATGATCCACACTTACTTTTACCATTTTCATCAAAGCAACTTTTATATGATCCTGCTCTGACACCTCCCTCTGCTTTTCTTACACCGACAATATTCAAATCATATCTATTTTCATCTAATAGTTTATGAGACACATCTTTCTTTGCATATTTGCAACAGACACTTGAAATTGAAAATGTTGGAGGATTTTCTATCAAAAATTCTTTTAACCATTTATTCCATTGGATATTAAAAGAATTACATTCTTTTTTATTACACCACCATAGCAATGCAGCCTTACATTTTGGATACTCTTGATATAATTCCTCAAACGATTTATCCTCCCATTTAAAATTATGACTTTGAAGTCTTTTTATATATTCGCTTACCTGTTTTGATAAAAATGGTTGACCATACTGTTTACAAGTTGTTGGAATTGGTTTTATCGCTTTATATGATTTGATTTCTATACCATATTTCTTTTCAAGATATTTTAAATGTTCTTTTGTTGCCTGATACTCTAAGCCAGTATCAAACCAAACATATTCAATTTTGTTATCCTTGTCACATTTTATACAAATATCTAACATCACATCACTATCTGATCCGCCAGATATTGAACATACTATTTTTTCATATTTATCACTATTTATCCTCGACCATGCTCTTACCAGATTATCTCCAATAATTTGATTTTTAGGACAGTTTTCTAATAGCCCTACTAAAGTCTTTTCACCCAATATGTATCTTTCCTCACGTAATTGATCTACGTTTACGTGAGGTAAAGCCATACTTTATTCACGAATTATATTCGTATTCGCGGGTGTCTTTTTACGTCACTACCACATAACTTTTTCGATTATTTATTATCAACGTGCCACAATAAACAATCTTGTGACAACCTTTATTAGCTAAAGGTTATAAATACTTTGGGTGATGGACTAACCAATCTGTAGCACAGCATCTCCTACAAATTCTACATTTAATATTTGTATATTTTTAATAGATGTTTTATGTTCTGACTCGTAATCTTTAGCAAACATATCAGCCCACATATCATCATATTCTTGTTCATTACTATTATTTAGGATCATATATTTTTCGGCTTCTTTATAATTGCCTTTTTCTGTCTCGTATCCTACAGATACTTTATAAACCGGAAGTTCTAATTTGGATTTGATAAAATTTCTAGGATGGATATTCATCAACATTTTCTTTAGACTATCATCAAAATTTTCAAACACATCAATTCCTGTTCTGATCGCACACCATTCAAAAAACTTACTTGGATGCAGCACTACTTTTCACCACCTTTCTCATTTAAATTTTTTCTTTGAAATTGGCTTTTCCTCGTCTAAATGCTGTTTCTTTCTTTTAAATGTTCCATAATCCTATTTCTACCAATATCAAAAATCTTTTTATCATTCTCTATGCAAATTACTTTCCTGTTTGTGTTAATTGCAGCAATTCCACATATTAACTAGTGCCAAATTTAAAATATATCTTATTTATCCATTCCTTAAATTCAATAATAGTCATAGTTGATTTCGCAATATTACATTTTTTACAACATGTTACAACATTATTTTGAGAATATCCTTTTGAGCTATCAATTCTATCCAACCCATTATATTTTACTGTAGTATCTGTTTTATCATCTTTTGCTTCACTACTATATTTTTCTCCACAATAAAAACATGGCATATGTATTAATTTGTAATAATCTTTATATGAAATTGGAGGTTCTGGATCATTATGATTCCTGTGTCTCTTTTTCGTTTGACTATATAATGATCTTATAATTGCTTCTTCTCTGTTTTTAAAACCTTGAGATCTTACTGTTTCAATCTTTAAACATCCACACGACTTTGATCTTCCACTTCTTAAACAATCATTAGACACATAATGAATGTTTCCACAAGAGCATTTACATTTATATAGCTTTCTTCCCGATCTATTTCTCTTATCAGTTTTTTCTAATACCGTTAATCTACCAAATTGTGTACCTTTAGGAATTATTTTTTCTTTCACTTATAATACCTTCTATTCTATTTCTTGATACATTGAATATATCTATATCCTTTTCAATCAAAATACATTTTCTATTGGTATTTAAACATGCAACACCAGTCGTTCCAGAACCAGCACAGGAATCAAGTATTATTTCTCCTTCATTCGTATAAGTTTTAATCAAATATTCAATTAAAGCTACTGGTTTCTGTGTTGGATGCAACGATGAATTTTGAGTATCTGTAGAAAACACTTGAATACTTCTTGGATAACGCTCTGTAGACTCATATGTATAGTCATTTTTCATTTCACCATACACTTCCGTCTGCAAATCTTTACTTCGATAAGATTTTTTCATCTTGTGTCCATATGTTTTTTGAGGATTATATGTACATTGTTTCTTGTAAAAAACACTAATCAACTCATGATTTCTCATTGGTTGTTTTTTAGCGTTTAAAAATCCTGTTCCTTTTACTTTAATCCCATATCCAGTCATACTTATAATTTTTCAGATTGCTTAACCTTAAATGACTTGAAAATGGTTCTGTTCCAAATAACACTATCGCGCCATTATCTCTTATAATTCTGTTAAACTGTTTCCATAGTGGTTCAAAGGGAATGATGCTATCCCAACGACATCGTGTAGACCCATAAGGTAGGTCAGTTATAATTGCATCTACTGATTTGTCAGGGATATTGTCCATCAATTTCAGACAATCACCTTGCCATAATTCATAATTACTATTCTCGAATATTTTTCTTCACCCAGAAAGGCAGAATTCTCTTACGGCTGCAGCACCTTTGTCCTTTCTGTATTATTTTTAATTTTAACAACAAAACAGATTATTTATCGCCCTATACACTTCCTTTTCTCTTTTTCGGACATATAAACCAAATCATTTTCACTACACTCAAAATATGGGCACTCTCCTTTTGCATTATCATAATGAAAGTATGGACTACAATCAGATTCTATATCAAATATGTTGTATGTATTGTCATGATTATACATATCTCTATCTGTTTGCTTTTTACATTTAAAGTGTTGAAAAATAAAACTTCCTCTTTGTTGATTATATCCCTCCTGTCGTCCAAAGTTCTTACACTCTAAACATCCATATGGTTTACATGTTTCATTTTCACAATAATCATCATAATTTGTATTCAATATTCTTTCAGAAATCAATTTTAAAGCTTTTCCAACATCACCCATCGAAAATATAAAATCCCTCATTTCTATCTTAAAGTCTATAATCTCTTTCATTTGTTCTTTTTAATCATCATACCCTTCATAATATTCTGATTCTTTTTCTTTTCTGTTTTATTTATTTTAGAATATCTATAACAATAAAGTGTCAAATTTAATAAGGTCTGACACATTGACTTTTATCACAAGTTATTTCTATATGTACTATATCTTTCTGCAAAACCTCTCTTAAATTTTCTCAAATGTCCTTTAAAAACAAAGTCTTTATACCAAGGCGTTTCTTCATCATTTAAATCAGAAAAATCATAATCTGCTATTCCATCACTCCACATAAAATGAAACATCTGAAATCTACCATTTTCAGCAATCCGAGGTTTGCAAAAATATATCTTTATTTGTGGATTATGTATCTTTGCTCTTATTGCTTCTATTAGACAATTTGAATAATATTCATCTGATACAATCTTAAATTTACTTATTATATCACCTCTTTTCTACCTTAAAATCTCGAATTTATTGATTACCTATTCCCCATGTTTAATCAGAAAATCTGGACTAACCGCCTTAAATGACTGTTTACCATCTAAACTTCTAAATACGATACCCTCTCTTAAAGTGTCATATAACTGACTTTTACCTGTTGCATATTTTAATACATCAGCTACGCTCATACCTTTAAGATTTACTGATTCATCAATGATTGGCACAAACTTTAATCCATATTCACCAACAATCCTTTTTGCTTCGACTGATCCAACTCTTCCACTTGGATAAATCAGATTGAATACATACAAATCTGGCTCAGTAACCTTATATTTATTTCCCTGTACATTTGATGCTATACACTCACCCTGAATCGCAACCCACTCATTATCTCCAATAAGTTGATGTAGAATCTGCTCAATATTATATTTCTCTGCCACGCTCCAAAACGAAGATGTGTCTTTCTTCCACTTCCTAAGATTTCTTGAACATACGGCAAAATCATAAGTATCTTTGTTCCAGAAATGCTTTCCTTTAATTCGCTGCAATGTAAAGGAACCAGACTGCCCATCTACTTTTTCTGTCGCCACATAATTGCATTCCATTTCAAGATAAAATGGTGCATTTTGAATTCTCGTTTCATCAGTTTTACTGATAAAACTTGGAAAACCTTTTGACTGTTTCTTTGGCAGAACAAGTTTTCTAAACCATGCCCATCTCATAAGAAATTGTGGATATTTTTTTACACTCTTTTCATTTTCTGTATCACATAATTCTTCTTTGTCCATCGTTGGCTCATACTGTGTAATTCCTATGATGTCTGTCACATCATCTCCAATTTCATAATTGCCTTCTGGCAATATAGACAATGGGAAGCAAATTCCTTGACTCAAAACACCACTCATTTTCATTGTTTTGATCCTAAATTTCTTACTTCTCAAAAACTCAAATTCTGGCTTTTCTGGAAACACAGAATCAATTTCACAAAATACGCATTTTTGACCAACTTCATAATCTGATTTCTGGACTATTACTGTCCAACCAAGCACACCTGCCAATGCTATTCTATCTTTCCCCTCAATCGGTTTTATCCATTCTATTTTTTCAACATGTGCTAATTTTCTATTTGACATTTCATCCTTCTCCTTTAATCTACTTGTACATATTCTTTATTGATATGTCCTGTTGGCGGATAGTCTTTATCCGCATAGTTACTAATATTTTCTTCAATTACCTTTTGTGCCTCCTCATATGTATCACACATTTTGGAAAATAACACTTCACCACTGGATTTTCTATAAATTACTGCATCAAATTTCCATTTAAACATCTTCTCTTTCCTTTCTCCTTTTGAAATACAAGATTTATCTATTCAATTCTCTTTTCCATATGCTTTTATAGTGTTTTATTTTTCCAATATTAGCTGCACGATTTACAACAAATACTTCTGCAATAGTATAATCATTATCTTTATTTTCTAATTCATCACTATAATCTGATAATCTCATCCACCCTGATATAATATTTCCGCTTGCACTAACTCCAAGAAAGACATCTTTGTCTTTGTATTCAGAAATATCCATACCCGTATCACGTAACACCAAATAGAAAAATCCGTTATTGGTCATAACAATCATTCCAGATTTTAAGTCTTTCTTTTTCATAAAATCTCCCTATATATTAAAATTTATGGCACAATCCTAATAATTTCTTTACCACATTTCTCAGCATATCTTACACAATTACCAGTACCACCATTAAAACCATCCCAAACAGCAATAACCTTATCTGCTAAATCAACCATATATTCATTTCTCTTTTGCATCAACCAAGGTTTGTATTCTTCATCTGACACAAATTTCACCATATCTGCTTTGGATAAAATATCATTGTACAAATCAACACTTTCCTTAATCCACTTACACGAATGATTTTTACATGGGATTGCACAATGTAGTTTTATATCATATCCTTCTTCTCTTAATTCTAAAACAGCTAATGCAAATACTGTATCTACCCCTAATGCCATGCCAGTAATTGCTTCACCACAATTGTTTTCTACAAGTAATTCTTTGAATTTATTTTTTAATTCCGTCCATTGTTTATTATAAATGTCATAACCATACATCTTATTTGGTCTATGACCAGTAACACATATTTTCATTTCTTACTCCTTAATCAAAATCGCCATCCAGTATTCACAATTATATACATTACTGCCAATTTCACCAGAATAACCGCAATTTGTTGAAGAAATTTTATATCCTTGTAAAAGAAAGTTTTCTACTTTTTCTTTGAATCTCTTCTCATCATTTTCACTAATAGTTTCTACCATATACTTTTCACCTTTCACCACAGGAATCGCAGATTTTAAACCATATCATTACTTACTTCTAATAATTTTGTAAATAATTTCTTCTCCACTGATGGCATATTATTAAACTTTTCAATAAGCTCAATAAATTTCTCTGCCTTATAAACTGGCATAGAATCCAATGATTTATCCACTTCAGAAATCATGTCTAATAATTCTTGCATATCATCTTTTACTCTTTCAATTTTAGGTTTAGACTCGTGTATTAAATTATCACATTTCTCCCATACCTTTTCTGATTTCTGTAGTTCTTCTGTAACTGCTTTTTCATACTCATCTCTAACCTTTTTGGAATGTAATTTGAAGGCAAGAAAATTATCTTCCAAACACTCTCCCATTGTATCTGTATCACTTGTAATCCTCTTAATTTGTTCCTCTATTGCTTCACCATTTAATTTCACACAATCAATTAAGATATCTAAATATGGTTCAATTTTGTCATCAATATATTTATATCCCATAATATATTTCTCCTTCCTTTTCATTGAAACGTGGGATTCTATTCACTACTTAAAGGATTTATTTTGTGTTAATAAACACTCTGCTTGTTATTAAATGCATCAGAATGCTTACTCACTCTCCTATATAATTAAACTCATGTCCATTCAAGATATTTTGGATTGCTCTCTTATCGCGTTCTAAAGCTAGACAATACGAATTCTTTCTAATTGCATCCTCTGTGGACAATGGTAATTTACTATATTCTGCATCAATTGTCTTATCAAGAAACTCAACAAATTTTTTAAATCTTAATATCATATCTTCACTATTGGGAGATACATTATTACTTTCCTCTTTTTTCTTGTGTTCAAATACTCTTAATTCATTTTTCGATAACCACTTTACCCAAGTTCCACAATCATCACAATATAGACCAGTATTATTGCCTTTTATTTCTATATGTAAAGATATACTTCCACATTTCTTACAACAATTTTGATACACAAATTCACCTTCTTTCCAATTAAAATGTTTCTTTTATTTACATTTTTCAACAACATTATATACTTCGCATTGTCCATCAGTTTTTGTATCAACATAGGGGCAAGCATCACAACCACAAGGAGAATCACTAACTGTATCACATAATGTTTCAATTATGCCAATTAGTTCTCTTTCATTATCTGTCACTCTTCATCCACTCCTTCTTCAAACATAGAACATTCTTCACAATGATTATTTCCTTCATAACAATCACGACAATTAAAACATTGATTAAATCCATATTTAGTGTTATGCCTACATTTGTTGCAGATACAAGTATTACAATTTATATCAAACATGCTGTCTATTAACTTTGTCATACCAAACTTCCAAATTTATTATATAAAACCTTCGATTCATTGCTTGGTTATCAATTTGTTTACATAAGCCGTAAAATAGCCTATTGCTTCCTTATTGCCATTAGCAAACCCCCCCTTCGTTATATCCTTTTCCATTTCATAGGCATTTACCATAGTCTTATATATTTTTTCTACATTAATTGGAACATCATACTTTTGATGTAAATATCTTGCTTGCCATATCCATTCACCATCAATGAGTGCAAGATACTCAGCATTGTTTGTATCATCCCATAATTTATATCTATTCTTATCATCAAGAATCAATGGCACTTTCTGATTATTAACAACAATATTATATAATCTTTGAGACTCTTTTCTAAATTTCTGTAATTCTTCAATATCTTTTAAATCCTCAACAGTTAAATCATTTAAATTAATCATACATTTGTCTCCTTCTCTCAATAAATAAAACGGAAATTTTATTGCTACCCACTATTCCAAAATACTTTTCAATCGTTCTCTTCGTACTTCTTCCGTGGTTCCATGATAGGTCATTTCATATAATATGTATGCTGCACATACTACTTCTCCATATGTTTGAATGGATAAGTCAAATACTTTCCAATCACACCATTCATAAAATTCACTACATTCTAATCCATATGTTTCAATTTTCCAGAGATCTTCATTACTCATTTCTTCAATATTACATGGCAAATCAGTATCAGTATAAAACCCTGAAACAGCCAAAAAATTTACACAGTCTTTAATACATACAATAATATGTTTTTCAGCTTTCTCACCTTTATAGTCTTTTACAAAATCAAATACCCTTTTTCGTCCTTCTTTATCGTAAGGATATTTTTCTTCATCTAAATCTTCTATTTTTATATACTCTTTCCAAACATCTTCGTAATGCGTTTTTTGAAATAATTCTCTTACTGTCATCATACGGTTTTACCTCCATTTCACATAAAACTCGTGTTTTATTATTTTTCATATATTTCCAATAACATATGGACCATTTGCAAGGACTAAGTTTATGTTCTCATCTGTTTATTTGTAATCTGATATGTTTTCTTAAAATTCAAAGATTTAAGATTGAAGGATAAAAAACGGAAACACCCCCATCGTATCATCATTACAATCACAGCATCCCACAAAGCTATCGGCATCGACAAACTGAACACAAAGATCGTCTCCTCTTTTTGGTGTCTGATTAGGTGTCGCAAGCCAATACCAGTCACCAATTAATGGAATACTCTCTCCAAATTTCATAAGTAATTGAATGTTTAAAATAGCTAAAATATCTCCTTCAATACTTCCATAATCTTTCGATCCATCCATAGCTGTTAAATCTAAAGAAATAGGAACAAGTTTATTTCCAAATTCTTTCTTTAAATCCGCAGCCAATTTACTATTAACAAGAATATTACGAATATTAGATTCAGCATAATTGTTTGTTTTACCAAACTTTGATTCTTTAAAAATCCCATTCATAAAGTAATATGTAAAATTTCCATCTTTAACACTTGTCCAATAATACCCACAAATAAATTTAAACTGTTTTCTCCATTCTTTTATACATTCTTCAACTGCATCTCTAAAATCCTGCTCATATCTCTTTGAATCCTTTTCATACCAATCAGGTAAAATATCTTGAACTACTCTATATTTCCAATCCTTTACGTCATTCATTTTATTATTATCTTTTGGAATCAACTCAACTCTTACAAATATCCTTGACGCATTCATATAAGTATCTTCAATTCCAAGACTTTCCAATAAATCTGAATGATTTTCATTCCCTTCTGGTGCTAAAACTACTTTGTTCTTTAAAATAATTGCACTCTTAAATTCACTCATAATTCTATATCCTTTGTTCTTCAATATTTTATATTATTTTTAATCATGTACGCTTTCTACATATTTATTTAGAGGAATACAAATCCATTTTTCACCACCATCACGATCTATTTTGTTTAATTCACCTGCCATCTTTTCAGCCTGAGATAACCATTCAAAAAACACATTATATACTTTATTCATGTATTTTCCATTACTATAAGTTCTTACACAAATATATATCATTTAAATATTTACCTCCAATTAATTTTATCGTTTTCTTTCCAACAATGGTCTTTCGTATGTAACCAATTTCTCTATAATCAAATCTTTTGGCAACAAATCTCTACAAAAATATGCCGTTGCAAATGGACTTCCTTTTACTACATTCTTCATATGATTTCTGTCATGATAAGAAACTCTCGCATCGAAACTTAATATCTGAATACCCTGTTTAAAATATTTATATCTTGATTTGCCTTGTAGGGAATTTAAGGGTAACAGAATTGCAAACGGTTTGTTAAATGAATATAATCGTTCTAAGACTTTATCTTTTGTTGAAAATGGTGGATTATCTACAATTAAATCAAATTTGTCTGGTTTATACTCAAAGAAATCTTGACCCTCCACTAATGAACTTCTAATAACTTTAAATCCTACCTCTTTCAACCTTTTGTAAAACATTGACCATTCTTCAGAAAATGGACACCAAATAATCTTATCTTTTGGAAGGTATTTTATAATTAGATCTACTGCATATGCAGGTGTATACAATTCACTATCTTCTTTATCAGATGTTAAATATCCTATATTTAATCCTATAATTAATCACTTCTTTCTATATTTTGTTTTTCCACACTTAAAACAAATTTTCAACGTATAAATTCATTGTCTTCTACTTTTTCAATTTTTGTAGCGCATACACCACCAGAAAACTTTTTATACATTTTCTCTAACGCCTCTTTTTCATTATCAGCATTACACTCAAATATCACACCACTACGCATAGAACAAGTATCTACTAATTCCATTCTATATTTTGACATACTGTACCTCCATTTTTAATTTATATAATGTTATTTGAAATGAATTCATTGCCTTAATATATTTTCTACATTTTCTATTTGATCCGCCAAATTCTTGCATTCCTGCTCAACATATTCCAAAGTCCTAACTTCACTACCTTCAAAATTCAATGCCATAGCAATTCTGGATTCTGTAAATTTTTCATTTAGAAAATATTCTCTTAATTTTTCACAATCTATCAAATCATAACAATGGGCGCAATCGAATCCAAACCAATATAAATCACTTTCTACGGGATATTTTGACCCAATACCACCACCAGAATATGTAATTCCACCATGGACATCAAAATAAGAGTCAATTTGTATTCTTTCATCTTTATCACAGGCAGACATAAGTAGTGGAATTATTCCTCTTTTTCCTATTTCTTCTCCATTTAATTCAGTCTTTTTAATGTCCAAATAATCAGAATAATCTTTACACCATAATGGACTGTTCTCATTTACAGAAACATAACCACATCTATGCCCCATGTCCGTGAAAATTACAACGCATCTATGTCCCTGATACTCAAAATCTTTTTCTACTTTAAACATAAATATTTTCCTTTCAACACTATTAAGATACCATCATACACATTGTTTCAGGTGTTTCAATTGACTCTGAACCGTCATATTCATGAATACAGAACATCGTTCCTCTTGGAATATATCTAATTGTAAGAGAACTATAACCTCCCATATATATATTTCCATATCCAATAGATTCAAGAAATTCCTTCATTTCTTCTGATGTTGGATTTTCATTTAACCAATATTCCACAACTCTTTTATCATATGCAATTCTTTCATCATTCCATGTACTCCAACCAGCACCAAATCCTGGACTAATTAATACTCCAAGTTCACCATTTTGGTTATAATACTTTTCCATTGTATTGTTTTTCCTTTCTTTAATCATTCATTTATCTGAATAAAATGTTAGTTTCATTGCCATTTAATATCATATCCACAAAGAGTATCAAAAACATTTCTTTGTTCTTCTACAACAAATCCCATACCTTCTAATTCTTTTGCATATAACTCTGGACATGTATAAATAGTAAGACATGTATGCTTTCTACCATCTAATTCTGCCTCCATAATCCAATGAAAACACTCAGATAATTCACTTGTGGATTTCTCAAAATTGGAACGCATCAGCTTTTTCTTTTCTTCCAAATCTAAAATATTTTTTGCGACTTCCTTAAATTGCAACATTATATAACTCATTACCATCACCCCCAATCCCCTATAACTTACATGTAATTAGAATTTCCTTATTTAAAATTTTGTCATTTTCAATAGCCATCTTCTCCAGCTTCTCCAAATCAAATTCCTCTTTTTGAAATTTAAACTGAATCCACTCTGGCTCATATTCTCTCCAATCAAGCCAAGAAGCAGGTTCCTCTTTCCCTAATACTTCTTTAACTATTTCTAGTAAACGCTCACCAGCCTGTTATGATTTGACAAACCCACTCAAATCATAACCGATTCCTCTAGGACTCCAATATTCACCATATTCAGGTTTAAAATCAGGAGCTTCCCAGTGCCGAGAAGGAATACCTTTTCTTGGATGAGGAGACAAAACTGGATATTCCATAATTGTGTTTCCATCTTTATCTTTTCTATTTGTTCCAAATCCAACAAAAGACTTCCTTATTCCATTCGCAAAAATCTGATAATGAAGCCTACATGACTTACATGTGCCAGCAGGCTGATTACCTTAAAAAGCTATCTCTAACCCATGTATCACATCCACAACTTGGGCATCCATACAATTTTTCTTCTTCACAATTTATCGCTATCATACTCTTCTCCCTTCATTCTATATATTGTGGTTATATCGAATCTAAACTATAATATATCTATTTCATCAATCATACGTAGTTTTCATTGCCTTTTATACTTTCCTGTTCAATGCTTCCATAACCTCATGAATATCTGTAACATATCCACTCCAAACAACATCAAAAACAGATTCATCAGCATCTGGATCACTGTCCTTATGTATTTCCATCTTTCCATCAAACCATCTGCTTACATTCATACCATTGTATTTCTGCATTGATGGCATAAAAAATTCTACGTTATAAAAATAAAAGTTATCGGTGTCCATAACATCCCATTCTTTCCAATTAAAAATATCAACACCACAAAACTGTTCTGTACAAATCTTATTTTCCATAATTATTTCTCCTACTCTTTTATTACATTGACAAGATTCATAATAAGTTCATCCACATCACCCTTATAAACAGGACACATTTTACATGAACCCATATGTCCACATTCATCATTTTTTCTAAAGGAACATCTTTCAATTCTTTCTACTTCCAATGGCTTAACCTTTGAAATATGACATCCGAATATCCAGTGTGGCGAAACGGGCGATTTATAGATCCAAACTAATTCTTTATCTATTGGACTCACCTTATAGTAATAAATTTTATTAGGATTCATCCAATCATGATCAATAATTCTACATGCTTTTCTTTCAGCCTCATATGTTCCATCTGCTTCTAGCTCTAAAATCATTAATTTGTTTCCACACAAAGGACAGAAATTAAAATTCTTTTTTTCTGTCTCATATCCACAATTACAAATTTTTTTCATCAATTTTCTCCAATCCATAAATATATCAATTTTTACCTGTTATACTATACATTTCTTCCACCAATGCCTTAACATCATTTTCAAAAAGTTTTGCTGCTATCTCATATAGCTCTGATACTTTATTCATAACTTTGTCTATGTAATCCAATTTCCCCTTACATTTAGGTTTATGTGTTTCATTATATGTTTCAAACTTGTTTTGCAGATTGATATGATATTTATTTTCAAATTCTCTATATAAAACAGACCATCGTTCACGATAATTTGCATGATTGTATCTTACAACGCGATTAAGTATCTGCCGCTTCTCAGCAAGAGAAATTTCATCCACAAGCCCAATAATTACATCTTCCTTATGCTCAATTTCTTTCTTTTGATTTTCAATAATTTCATTTTGTTTTCTAACTGTAGATAGCGTGGATTTAAACATCAATTTTATTGATTCATCTGCATAAGGTAAATATGTTGCTATAAATAAATCATCATTATTTACATACCCGCCAGTTTTACGTATTGTGGGCAATACCTCGTCTGTCACCCAATCTGTAAACGCCTCTGCATTTGGCTTATTACTTCTAAATATTAATTTATAAACTCCACTTTCTGTAAGAAAATTTTCACCTGCGTTATTTAATTTTCGGATGTTACTTTCTTTCACATCCGAATTTTTCAACTTAATTACCTGTTTTTCTGTCATATTACATATAGCTTTTCTTACGGCACTGTCAGTAAGTTCTAAACATTCTCCTACATGATATGGATTAAATAGAACTTTCCCAGCTAACTCAAAAACTTCTACTTCATGTCCCTCAAAAATCATTAAATTGTTCAAATAACTTTTCCTCCTCTAATAGATCTTGTTTCCAAACTGCTTTTGACAACTTTTCATATGACGGATTTTCAATATTCTTTGCCCATTGCTTCCGGCATTTATTGTAATGTTTCCAATCACCAGGAACATTATTTCTATTCTTATGATATGTCTTTCCCCAGTTGCAAGTCCGTTCTCTATTCTTCTGTCTTGCAGACAAGACGCAACTATATTCAGGATCAGAACCTTCCACTTTTTCCCTTTTGGGAATTCCAAGACAAGGTTTATATCTTTTACTATGGAATCTTGGTCTATGCTGCCTTTTTTGCCATGAATATCTATAATGTTCTTCATCAACCACATAAACAGGATATAAATATTTTAAATCAATTCTATTTTTATTCCATGCTATAATATTATTGATTAAAGGATATGTAGCATTAAAACTCCAGATGCTAACTGAGCCTAATACATAAGTATCAAATACTCCTTTTTCAAGGAAAGAAACTCGTCCAGAAATGGATTTTTCTAATCTTAAATCCATAACAACATACTTTTCATATTCATCAAGCAACAGTTTTCTTCTTTCGTAAAAATCTTTATTTTTTAAACCATAACTTGAATAAAACTTTATTAGTTCCTTTATTATAAAAGTCGCTGCATCTTCTAAAGAGTAAGTATAAATACCATATTTTGATTCCATGTAAATAAAACGATTCCAACCAACATTCAATCCATTATGATACTTAATAAATTCTGTCTTTTTTATAACAGAATATCTTGCTTTTTTCATATCAAAATCTGTATTATACATTGTTTTATCCTCTCTAAAATAAATAAAATATCCCAATGAAATGCGGCTTTTATGATTTACACTCTTCATTTTCTAAAGCGTGTCGATACTTGTTCAATACCTTTTTAATTCTGCCATCACTAATATTCACATTATATCCACTAAGATATTGGATACATTTACTCATCTGTTTTCCGCCTTGTGCTGCACAAACTGGCTCTCCATCAACCACAAGAATATGTTTGTATGTTGAATTATATTGTTTAATTTTATATGTTTTGATATTCACGTTTAATCACCTCTAATGCTTTTCCCTTCCTATAATAAATATGGCAATGCTTTTAAATATTTTTCTTTAAGATTATCCGTTAATGTTTCTGTTTGAGACAGATGATCCTTCATATCAGCCATCTTAACCCAGTATGCTTCTGGTCTTATATTTGAAAAATCTCTAATTTTCTTTATATATTCTAAATAATCCATATCTTTAGATTTTGTAAGTAATTTTAAACATTCTTCAAAATAACTATATCCTTTTCCAAAGTAGCCATTAGAATAATCTGTATCCTCAATTAAATCATGCATAATCGCTAAAGCAATACAATTATCCATTTTATCCTCTGGAATCATTGGATTCTCTACAACATACCCTGCAACTCTTAATGCATGTTCATATGTTTTGGGTTCGTAATATTGCTTTGCCATTCTTAATGCATATCCTATCAAACTCATTCTATCACCAACCTTTTTACAATTCTCTTAACTGGTATATCTACTGGACATTTAGTCAGTCTTTCAATTCTTGTAACTTTAATCGGCGCATTCCCATGTTTTGTTTTTACTATTACGATATCACCAATACTTAATATATCTTCCCATTCTTTCTGAAACTTGTTTGGCGCTCTCCAAACTCGTTCTTTAATTCCTCCTAAATGAATACCAAATATGTAAAGAGTTTCTGCGTCTTTATACGATTTTGCTTTCTTCTTATCTCTTTTTCTTACATTTGGCTTTCTTCTTTTGTATATTCTCTTATCAAAATCATTGACTACAATGTCTTTTATACCATTCTCTTTTAAAACCAAATATTGAATATAACCATCCACAAGATGACTGTTATTATTCACAACAATGTCGTGAAGATACATGCCGTGCTGATTCCAATATTCCCTACACTGTGCAATCTTATAATCATTTGGAACGGAATTTTTAAATGATCCTTTGATTCTAATATCTGACAATTTCATTGTTCTTCTCATATTTCATTTTCCTCACTTTCTCCATTTTCACGTTTATCTTTCCACATCTGTTTGAACCTTTCACTGGCAGCTTCTTTTTGTTCTTCTGACAGTTCTCTTGTAGTGATGTTTGACCTAAACGAAATTAAACGCTTATGTGTTTCATATGTCTTCCCGATCAATTCACCATTATTTAGTCTGTATTCTTCTTTCAATTTCCAATATGGCGAACTATCACTTTCAACCAATTTATCAAGCCTTGTCATAATAGTCCTGTCAGATGTGTAAACAGTACAAATATCACTGTCTCGTGTAAAACTAACTGTTGTTTCCTGTTCGGAAATATTTAGTCCCATAATATCCCTCCTAACCTGCTTTCTCTTTTGTTTCTATGTAATTAATAAAATCTTTCTTCATATATAAGAAATTCTTTCTCTGATCTGGGAAATACATATTATTGCTCTTTGCATATTCTTCCATCCAATCATCTAGATCTACATCATTTTTAAATGAGTAAACAATCATTGCCAATAAAGATACTCTATTTTCTGGTTCCAATAATTTTGAACCATCTTTAATTGTTTTGTTTTCTAATTCGTCCAAAGTATCCTCATAAAAATCAATATCTTGACTTATTTCTTCGATTGACATATCAACATAGTTAGCGATAAGTATATTTTTATCTACACCATTTTTTATTTTACTTCTGCTTATATTAAGGAAATCAAACATAAGATTTTCAAGTCTTTCCATTTTAGGAATTACAATATACTTATCTTTTGTTCCATATGCCTTACCAGTTTTTGGATTTACACATAGTTCATCATATGTGATGCCATCAATCTCTTTACTATGTAATGACCGAGTAAACTCAGCCATGAATTCAATAAACTTTTCATCATTTAATCCAATATTAATAAATTTAGAAAATAAACCAAAATACAAAAAACTATCCTTTGAATCAAACATATCTGCCACATCATCTGTAATAACCTTTTCTAATCTCTCTACCATATCTTCAAAATTGTCAAATATTTCTGATGTAGCATTCTCTTTAAGATATTCACATTGCTTCTCCATATCTTTTTTCCAGTCATCAAAATAATTAGTAGCCATTACTGATTCAATTACTACTCTATCTATTGCTCCATTCTTAAATTCTGAAACTTTATACCCACCAATATTTTTAAAAAATGACATATTGGAAATTGATTTAACCATTTCAGCAAATTCCGTTCCAATCTTAGTAATGCCTTTTTGTGGTTTTGTCATTGTTTTTCCATCATTATATCTTTCAATATGATACCCTATATCTTCTTCAGAACAATTTAGATACTGATCATAATTAAAACTATAATCTAAAAATCTATCTCTTAATTCTTCCGGCAAATCCGAAAACTTCTTACCACGAATATCAAATTCTGCATTTACTGCAATCGGAAATCCATTCTCATCTAAAACATCATTCCCGTTCTCATCTTTCTCCGTTGTCTGGTATTTAATCATCCAACGTCTAATATTCTTAGATACTTTATATCCATTCTTAGAATATAAATAGACATTTGTACAACGCTGTTTGCCATCAAGATCCCATATAATCGGAACACCATTAATAATCTGTTCTGCAAAAATAAGCGGTTGTAATTTATTTCCCTGGAGGATATCAGAAACCAGATTTCCTTTCATAGACGGAGACCATTGATCAGATTCCCTCTGTAACGGGTGATCAAAACGAATTGTATGCTTGTCTATTTTTTTAATAATAGAAGCAATACTAATCTTATCAGTTTTACAATTCTCAGCAGTCTGTGTTTGTGTAGTCATACTCATTTCCTCATCCTCCATAATTTTTATTTGGTTTTGATCATTACATAAAATGCTAATATTTTTAAATAATTTTAAGGCATTAAAATTATCATGATACTTCTTATCACTTAATTTCAATCTTTGCTTTATTTCATCAATAGAAAAGCCTTCCATAATCATTTCTGCAATCTGTCGCTGTATTCTGGGTAAATTATTTAGAAATTTTTCTAATTTTTCATCTTTTAAAACACCTTGTAATTCTTCATCAATATCAAAATCTGACTGAATGGTATCTCCAATTGTAATCTTTTCATCATCTCCAACAGGAGAATCTAAAGAAACTGTATAAACAGGATTCCCTTCATCATCTTTTAAACATCTTTTATCTCTATGCATATGGGTAAGCTGGCTTTTGATCTTATTACTTATGCATGACAATAAATAACTCTTAAATTTATTAGTTTTCACTTTTTGTTCATTAAAGTTTTTTTCACAATCCCATACAACTTGTGCCAAAATGGAATAAAAATCATCATAATATTGACTTGGAAGCCACCCAAAATGATTCATTAATATAGGATTAACTAATTTCTTCAATTCCTTATTATTATCACCACAATAGTAATCAACGTACTTACCCATATGCAAAACCGCCTTATTTTGTCTATTTTTTATGTATGTTGTCTTCTTCTGCTTTTCTGAATTTCCTTATTCATTATTTCTTGAAAATTTAATCCATTATTATACTTTCTATAATGACAGCTTGGACACTCATCATATCTTTTATATCCCTTATCATTTCTATTCTCTTTTTTATGATACGAAGTCCCTGAAATGCTCATTATGATATTACATTTTTTACACCACATTCTTTTCCCCTCCACAATCCAATATTTCTAACGCAATCTAATAATACTCTGTCCGACCTTGATAAGATGCATGTTTTGCTTTTTCAAGTTCTAATTTAATCTTCTCTATTGTATAGTTATATGTAATTGCATTTTCAAATACCTGTATGTAATCTATACACTGTTTAATATTCTCGTGCTTATCTCTTATCTCTCCTAAAAGATAACCAATTTTTGCAGCTTTATGAGCTTGTGGATTCTTGCCTTTATTAACTTCTTTATATTTTTGAAGAGCATGTTCAATATCCGATACTGCTGAATCATACTTTGATAATCCAATATTAAGTTGTTCCTTATACGCTTTAAGCTGTGCCATACTCCAACCTGCAAGTCCAGTAATTGTTTTTGTCTCCTCATATATTTTCGTAACAATAGATTCATCAAACTTAATATCGTTTTGTCCAATATAGATTCCAGCATTCCCCTTATAATTTGCTGATGTCTCAGCAACTTTTCCTGTACCTTCATCTACCATGTAGTATGTCTTAATCCACGCATTCTTTTTGCTTCTGTCATTTAATACTGTTCTTGCCTGTTTGTAAGTAAATTTTTTGCCATAGTTGGTGAAACTGTGCTAATATAAACCCCCTGTTTTACAGGATTCTCCATAATATAATTTTTCCCATCTGTTAAAATAAACATATTTTCATTCTCCTTTCCTAAAAATGGGTACAAAAAAGGCATATATGACATATTTCAATCACATATGCCCTATACAAAACGGAATAGATTTTATATGTAATCAATCCTGTTATTAGTACGTCTACTTTTATTATAAATTTCAGTAAATGTTTTCAAATATTTTCTATCAGGATCAAGCTTGTTTTTGTAATTATCAAATAGTTCACGAACTGCATCTGGGGTAGTCATTGATAATTTGCTTACTAGATTTTTATCATCAATAACATCAGCATATTTTTGATAAAATACTGAAATTCCTGTTAAAATATCTGCGCATGTGGCATTTTTTCTTTGTGCCTTAGTTCCATTCAGCCAAGACTTACTAATAACTTTACAAAATCTAATAAAGATATCCTTATCAATATTCTTATAGATTTCCTGAATTGTCTTGCGTGCTTGTATATCTCTAAACAATCCAATTCCACATTCCTCTAAGGTATCAGATAAATCACAAATCTTCTTATCCTTTCCAATATATTTACTTTTTATTCTCTGACTTTCTTTAAGCTGTGTTTTCCCATCATCCTGAGTCCCAAACAACATTGCTTCATCTTCAACGCTTGTGTTGGTTAAAATCAGACAAGGAACCATAGGCGTTGAAATTTCTCCCTTGCGATATAAAGTTCTAACACTTGATACCCTTGCCTGTCCATCAACATTATATCTTTCACCATTTTGTCTAATAGATATTGTAATAGGATTGAATTTTGCCCAATGAAAATCACTTGTAATATCTATAATTCTATGAGATTTTAAAATTCTTTGATATCCGCCATCTTCGTCGGAAACTGCACTTTTCACAGTTCTTACATCTATCAGGCCTAATTGTACTTTGATATGAGAATACATGCCTGTATCGTATCCCAAATCATATAGGACAATTAATGTTTCGTCCTCATTTTCTCTCTTACAAACTGATTCATTTTTTCTGTTGAACATTTCTAACATTTTACATTCCTCCTGTGATATATTTTTTATCTTTTTCAAAATCCTCAATAAACTTTGTCATAATTTTATTGAGTCTTGCTTTTTCTTCATCACTAAGATTTATAATTTCTCTTTGATGAGTCATACATTGTGCAACCTTATTTTTGAAATCTCTCATTGCACTTTCAATCGTTTTACTGACATAACCTTTTTCCATTTGTGGGATTGTTATTTCAATTTCACCACGACTTTGAGCATTATATTCTTGTACTGTCTCTTCTAAATCTGCTCTTGTTATTATGGTATTCTCGTTTTTAGTAAAAGTAGTGATTACTTTTTTTGTATCATCTTCCCTTTTAGGAGATTTATCATATTCTGGTTTAAGCGGCAGTGTATTAGCTCTTCCACTAATCTGACCAGACCTAAGACCTGCCATTGTCACATCATTTAATTTGTCAATATCCACTTTAAAAGCTAAATCATATGCAGCGTGTGCACCACGTTTATTAATTTGTGTTACAATAATATCCGCTAAATCTGTATTGCCTTCCTTACGCAGTCTATCCGATTCTTTCAAAGCTGATCTGCCAAGACTATAGTCCTTTCCAGAACTTTTAGCACCAGATCCCCAATTGATAATTTTAGCTACAATATCGCGGGTTTCACCTTTTTCGTCTTCTCTCGTTAAGGAACTCTGTTCCGTAACGAGACTGTTATTCAAGACAGCTTTTTGTCGTATGCTAGCCTTCCAAGACTCTACTTCATAAATAGCCTCACCCTCTCTAAGCTGTTGAACTCTTGTTTTCTGTCTACGACCAGAATTGCAGACAACCAAGTCTCTAAGTTCTTCCATGTCATTATCATAATGACGTACTTCACACTCTGTTTCAGAATATTCAAGTTTCTGTAAAGCTCGAAATCGCCGATGTCCAGAAATAATAGTTCCATTTTCATTCACAATAATTTTTGTCCTTAACCCATGCTTTCTTATTAACTGCACTAATTCTGAAAAGGTGTCATCTGACTCTTCATCACCATAAATTGTTTGGTTTCTCGGATGTGGTTTCAATTCAGAAATTTGAAATATCTTAAACTGCTTTTCCATACTCATTTCTACTTCCTCCGCTACTTAAATTTTCTATAAATACTTTTAAAGATTCTTTCATAGAAGAAATTCTTCCTTCAACCTTTGCTTTACCAGTAGATCCCTGTCCACAATAATCAATATAATTGCTACAAACCATACCCGCCGTAAACCAATCCAATAAAAATGCTTCATACTCTTTGTCTGTAATCAGTTCTTCTAATTCATTAGTATAATCAAGATTCTTTACAATTACTGGTATATGTATTTTTTTAAGATTTTTGTCCATTTCCTTATCATAGCTAGGAAGAATACAGAATAATTTATCATATAAATCTTTCGTCTTCTCTACCAGCTCATAATCAGGATTATCATTCAATTCTTCTGCAAATCTCAATACTTCATTTGCACCAAAATTTTTATAGTCGAAATTTGATAGCAGCATCATTGTCTGTAAGATACAGCTTGTAATTTCGCCACGTTTTCTTTGTATATTCGTAAACACTGCTCTATTTTCAAAGAAATCACACTCCTCAATCTCTTTAATTTTGCCTGCAAGTTCTGTTCCCAATTTGACATTTGCCTTTTGTGATTTTGTAAATGTACAGCCATTATTCAAACGATAAAACTGATCTTCAATCTGTTCATCTGTAAATCCTGCAAGCAAAACCACATCAATCTTATATTTATTAAAAATCTTCTGAAGTTCTATATCCAACTTGGAAAATTTCTTTCCGGCAACCTTATATATTTTTTCTTCTTTTATAGGATTTTTATTTTCATCAAATGTCACATCTGTTATCACAACATCATCCATATCTTTAGGCAATGCAAATTTATCATTTACAAACTCATATAAGGTTGTAAGACGCTGTTTGCCATCAAGCACTGACATAGGCGAAAAATCCTCTGTACCCTCTTTAATAATATATACATGAGGAATCAAAAAACCGTTTAGCACAGTATCTATCAATAATGCTTTCTGCGATTTGTCCCACTGTCCGTCTTCACGCTGGATGGGATAATCGAATGTCAATTTCTTTTTCTCCATTTTCTCAATTAGATCTTCAATGTTGTAACTTTGATTACGCTTTTCCATAATTACCATTCCTCCTGTGATGAACCACTTGTAAAAGGGTATAAAAAATACAGTGCACAAAATATACACTAATCCAATGGATTTATTGGGAATCGAACCCAAGACATGCTGATAAAATCAGTTGCTACTACCAAACCGAGCTATAAATCCATATTTCCATATTTAATTATTCTCTTTTCAATTTGAATATTTTGCAGAATCGCTTGAAATATTAACTTTTTTGAAATTACTTGATTAATATTGTTAAATATGTAATAATAATATAAGCGCATTCTGCGTGTGTATGTAAAGACCTGCCCATCAGAGGTGTTGCCGCACCGTTTGTATGATTGGATAGGTCTTTTTTATTTAATTGTTACTGATGAATACAAGTATAGAACATGTGATTGTATTTGTCAACTTATTTACGTATATCTGTTCGGAATATTTGTTTCATTTTTAGAAATACAATCTACTCTCGTAATAAAACTTTTTTTTGTTTTCCATAGGGTCTTATATTCCTTATATCTTGTTTTTCAGTAAAAAGATTTAATTGGTTTATAAATTCATCACATATACCAGCAACCGTTTTCACATCTTCAAAAAGTTTTTCATACTCATTTCTTCTCTTTGGAACAAACATAATATCAACGTTTTTCTCTGCTAAATCTTGTATAGCTACTAACACTTTTGCATTCTTTTTACAACACTTTTTCGCTTCCTCTACTGTCATTTCTACATATTGCATAATATATTCGTCGAATTTCTTTTTTCTCAAATTCATCTGTCACTGTCCGATCTTCTTTTTAATTCTCTGATGACTAATCACTCGAATCTGCTCTCCTAGAGCTATTAGCAGTGTATTTTCACAAACTAATATCACGCTTGACAAGTTAAGAAAATTATGTGATGCACTAGATTGTGACATTGAGATAAATTTTATAGATAGAAAAAGTGATACTTTTAAGTAATATCATTTAATACTTCCAAAAAATACTTATAAATCACACTTTCAATACTTAATATTATATTGTCAATATACATCGCTGAATAAATTATTAAAAACCCTCTATTCGTATCAAATAAAACCATTTTTCTTTAGTAAACTATCTATCGTCTAAAGCCAGTAAAATTGCGGTAGCCTTATTTCAAATTCTAAATTTTCTTTTATATGTAATTTGATTTTACCACACTGCAATGCGTATAATCTACCCTCATGTTTTCATATCTTATGTTTTAAATAAATTTCGTTAGAAACTAACAAAAAAATAACCGTCATTTTTTCATAATTTACTGCAATTTGACAAAAGCGATACCCATCTCAATAAGTATCGCTTTTATATTATAAAACAATTCGTTTGTAACAATTCAATTTTATACTCAATAATTGAAAAGATTATCGACCACTTGCATCCTTAATTTATATCTGATATAGGATTATCATAATACCCACTCTTTCTTAGCAACTTTCTTACATAATCAAGTCCCATTTTCGTTCCATATGTAACACTACGAAAATTTCCATCATAACATAGTGTTTCCTTAACAGCAAATGTGCCTTCTTTCCGAAATCGCTCATAAGGCACATTGACCATATCCTTATCATAGAAAAATACTTTTTTCTTTCTAAGAAAAGCAAACAGCTTATACTCCCCGATTCCAAGTTCTTTTGCCATTGTGTTAATACTCATAAGTCCTTCTGTGCTCATTAGATCATCATAAAACTGAACATTCATTTCGATATCACATAAAATACTTACACTTCTCCAAATAAAACTTCTACTTTTTAAGTATAATTATATTCTACTGTTAAAATATTCCTGCGTAACTTGTAATTGTTTCTTTAATATTTCCCTCCACATATGAGGGCGAATTTCTCCTGAACCTTTTGAAACTTTCGTTAATCTGATATTGCCATCATCATCTATTTTCCGATAGAAATAATGATCTGTATCTTTATACAACTCCCACCCATCCCTATCACAAAATCTCTTTAGTTCTTTCCATCTTGGCATTGTAACATATCTCCTATCTTTTCTGGATTATCTATAATCAATGCTTTAAAAATATAAGGGATATGTTTCTTTCTATTGATGCTGCGAGAATACGTCTCGTATTCATTATAATAATCCACAGCATATTCCAATATAGCTTTACCCATATTTAAACGTGCTTCTTGCTCGTCTTTACCATTTTCTACAAGATCAATTTCATTAAGAGACAATGTAACAGAATTATCATCTTCAATAAATTTTGTGGCAGAAAAATAGTATATTTCCAAAAGCTCAGATATTGTTTCCAAATTAGAAAACCACATTTTGTCTCTTATACGCTTTATAAACTTTGGTTTTTCATGAATAACGCTATCGCAAACTGAACTCCACTCTTTTCTCACAGTTGTAGCCTGTTCCATCAACATTTCTATCATCTCCTTTGATACCTCCATCATAGCAAAAAGTGTACACAATGTCAATAGTGTACACTTTTATTATATGATGCTTGTCTGATATTTATGACTTAAAAGCAACATTCTATTGCTAAATCTCATTCTCCTCTATTATACCTATATTTGCAAATTATATATTCGTCTACAACATTAAATAAAAACATTGTATTTGAAATCAAATTATCTATATCAAATTTAAAGTTTTCTTGTAAAGGAGCTAATCCTTTACTAATTCCATATCTCAATGCCATTTCATTATTATCTATTTTTTCTACTTCAGATAAAAACAATTTCAACTTGGTTCCATGAGGTATTTGATCTTCATTAAGATCATTCCAGATTCCTAATACACTATGACCTTTTAACTCATGAACTCCTTACTTAATAAACATTCTTTTAATTTTAATTCTATTGAGTGTTTACAAAGAAATGCACATGGAATAAAATAATATGTCACTAAATCTTGTCCTCTATCTGCTACGATTCCTTGATAAAGAAATCGGGCTGAATTTAGGTAATCTAAAGCCATATGTGATAAAACTTCTGACGAATAGAAACTGTTATCTGCAAATTCTTCTCCTGCTTTTATGTTTCTCAAGTGTTTCATTACACCAATATATGACAAATCATACACTTTATCTTCTAATATTACTTTTTGTATTTGATAATCATCTGGTATATTATCAAATATCATATTATGATAACCTTTTAAATTTCCATCTTGATCGCGCCGCTCTCGCATTCCCATAAAATTTCTCCCTATGTATTTTCAAACACATTCTATTCCTTCGATTTTATTTCACTCAAAGCACCTTTTAATTCCTTTGTGATCCGTTTCACTTCCTTCACTTCTCCAAATTTAAGCTGCTGATATATCTTATTATCAATTATTACATACCTTTTACTTCTGAAATGCATTCCACTTGTATCACCAAAATAATTCGCAATCTTATAGTCAATACTTATGTAGTGTATCAGATCAGATATCGGCTCAGTCTTATTTTCCTCTGTCTCATAACCTTTATAAATGATAATTCCAATAGTATCCTTATTGAAAAAATCTTTATCCTTTAATTTTATAGCAGACTCTTCATCGGTATATAGCCATCTTTGCTTTCCATCAGGAAGATAAAAACCTTTCCAATATGGACTATCAAAACTTACTACTTCTCCCATTGTTTATCACCTTTTCCACATGAAAACCGGATTTCATTTCCCATATTTATTTATCTATCTTATTAAACATATCACCAAACATAGATTTACTATCTAAATCGTTTTCTAAATCATATATCGGATTTCCCTGGTAAACCCTTTTCGTAGATTTCTTTCCTGTTTTCTTACTTTTAACTGTCATTTTATCCATCGGTGCAAAAAAATACTCTCCTTCTTCTTTTTCATCATTATACCATGGTTTAAACATATCATTCTTTTTATATCCATACCCACTTTCTGTTATCTTTACTGTATAATCATCATTTTCATAAAACACAGACTTCTTAGTTTTTTTTGTCTTTTTAAATTTCTTTCCCATAAGTTAATCTCCTTTTCTCTTTGAAATCAAGTATTTATTATATAACTGATGGACTGGTAAAACCAATCCATCAATCATACACTATATGTTTCTATTTACATTCAACACATTCATCAAAGCTTCCTGCAACACTCTTGAAACATTAATTCCAGCATGTTCAGCTTCGTAATTAAGCCAACTCGGAAGTGCCACATTTCTTCTAACTGTTTTTGTATCTATTTTTCTTCTATATTCTCCTGAATCAATATCAACAAAAGACAAAATGGTTTCTCCATCCTTCGAAAAAGTTCCTTTTGTAATATCCAATGTATCAGATGGTGTTGGAATTTCTTTTTTATGGTCTTCCAGAGTAACACACGTCAACTCCATTGCATCTCTCGCCATATCAATAGCATTCTTCATATCTTTTCCTTCAGTTAAAACCTTCAAATCAGGAACTTCAACCAAAATACATTCTTCCGTTTTTGTAAACAAAACTGGATATACTGCTTGCATAATATTCCCTCCATTATTTAACGACTATTTCAATCCTCGTCTCTTTAAAATCGCTTGTGCTAATCTTTCTGGTATTTCTTTATGTCTTTCAACCGTTTCAAATTCATTTTCTCCTCGCCTGTATATATCATGGTTACTTCCATGATGATCAAATACAAAGCCTCCTGCTTCCAGCTTTTTAATCAAATCTCTTTGTTTCATTAGTGCTCCTCCCTATCTTTATATTATACACACTAATTACACAACAGTCAATGTATTTATACACAACATTTACACAATAAAATCAATCTTTCCCTACTTTAACTCTTTCTTCTTTCCACTTTTTACTTTTTACTTTTAAGAATCCTCTTTCCATAATTCAAATTTTCTGCTCATGTGTTGCCCTTTCTTATTATATCACATTTTGCTACATAAGAATATCATTTTTTACTCTGTTATATTCTCTAATATTTCCTCTAACTTTTTCATAGATTCATTTACCACTTGCAAAATAACTTTGGGATCTGACTCATTTGACATTTCTATCCCTTTAATCATAAAATATGATGCTGCATCTCTCATACACTCCATAAGTTTTGAGGTATCACAGACTACCTGTGGTACTTTTTTATGAAATGGAACTTCTTCTCCCTTTATAACATACTTTTCAAAATCAGCACCTAAATCATCAAGATATCGTTCCTTTTCCTTATCTTCTTCTCCTATATAATGACTCAGCGTTGATTCACTTCCATGTTTTGATATATTCATCACTGTAATTTTCGCTTTTGGATCATTTGGATGCGACTCAATCATATTTGTAAATGCTCCCCGCCTAAAACCATGAGAACGTACTTTTTTCTCAAGTCCTAGTTCATCTCCTATTTTTATTAAAATCTGTCTATACCTTTCCTGGGAAAGAACCTTGCCTTTATGGGTTCCATAAAGCTGTTTAAATATTGGTTCATAATAGTTTTTATCTGTTTTCTCAAAGGCAGTTTCCTTTTCAAAATAAGTTTTAAATGCATATCTTACTGCCTTATTAATCTTTATCTCATTTTTCTTATGTGTTTTTTCCTCTATCAGTTCCCATGACTTTTTAATTTTCCAGTCTTCATCAAAAAAATCTGACCATTTTGCTTTCAAAAGGTCTCCAATTCGTCTGCTTAAATTATAATTTAATATAAACAATAAATATATATTCCACTTTTTCCGTTGTATTAAGTAATCATGTATTTTATGCATATCCTCATATGAATTTATGCAGTCCCTTACATTTCGTGTATTTGGCTGCTTATTAGAAACCTTTCCATTTTTATCAAGATATTTCTTTGTTCCTCTAACTTCAATATAATTTTTTCCTGTGTTGTCCTCAGTATTGATAAAATAAGTTACTCCTTGATATACGCATATTTTTCTTTCTGTATTATCACTATCTGAATTATTTACGAATACTAATGCTTGCTGCATATCATTACCTCCAATCATAATTTTTTACTGCTTTTTTATTAATGAGAAAGCATAAACTCATTTCTGCGCCTTTATATCATGAATATGTAAATAAATCTTCCACCCTGTTTTTAATTTCCAAAAGTGTTCATTATCATTTCGTTATTATTTACAACATCAATTAAATATAATTTAATCTTCTTACTCTCATCTTTAAACTGTGGATATTTTATTGTAGCATTGAGTAGTAGCTCATCTGGATTGGTTTTCTTCAAATAAAGTGTTAATTTTCGTTGTATAAATTCATTTTCTTCCTCAAATACTTTCCGTACTTCAAATAATGCATTTATTATTCTGTGGCAATGAGACTGTGCAAATTCATGCCATTTTGCATTATGTAACAACTGTAACACCCATTCAAAACATTCTTGTTCTTCACTTCCTCTTTTAAAGATTTCTCTTGCAAGAGTAAGACAAGATAAATTTCCAGCACGTTTACTATTTCTTTTAACATCAAGGTCGTATTTGTCACACATACTTTTAATTTCCGAATCAATTTGTTCCCCAGAACACACATTAGCCTTAAAAATATCATAGGGATCAGGTTTCTTAATTCCGTTTCCTTGACAACCAAACAATGCAGCTTCTTGTTTCTGTGTTAATCCAACTGTTATAACACAAAGGACATAATCAATCCCCATGATTTTTAATGCAACCAATCTATGCTGTCCGTCCCAGACATAAAAATAACCATCTTCTCTGTAATTGATTTTTAAAGGATCACATTTCATATCATCCCATTCTTCCGCAATCGTCCTTACATGACTCTGAACAGGGCGTTGATAGGATTCATCAATATGCAAGTCTTCCACTGGAACCAACACAAAGACTTTATTTCCAACTGGAATGCCACTCATAAGTGTTTTTAGCGCATTCTTGCGACTTTCCATGTTGTCAGTATGTTTGGCGTTCATTTTCCTCATTTTGTCAATCATCTGGTCTTTGGTCATTAATTTTTGTTTCCTTACTTCAGTTCTTGATAATCTCATAATCATCTTCTCCTTGTTTATTTTTGTTTTTTGTATAATAAAAAGCATCTGGATACTTATTCTCCAAATGCTTTTTAATATTTCCAAATATTCAATTATACTTTAATATTTAAGCTCATTATGCTAATTTATCTTAAATGTAATTTTTACTTTCATATGAATTATCTTTTTTATCACTTAAAACTTAGATTTTAAGTCCATTAACAATAATATGTAATTTCTCCAAAATATTCGTACCACTTATTTATTATATCAGAACTTCTTGTCTCTATCATACGCATCATATTTCTCAAAGTTCTTTCTGGGATCTTTGATTTATTATGGCACAAATAACATTTTCCACTCTTTGTTATCCATATCTTAGTCGCATTCGCACTTGGACTTCCACTTGATATATGGACATGTATAGGCTCTAAAGGCTTATTTTCATTTGTCCAGAAATAAACCCAGTATGAACCCAATCTAAAAATTCGAGGCATTATCAAATCCCCCTTCCTGTGAAAATTCCATAATCAAATGCGCCGATGACTCAATAATTTCTTGAAACTTTTCAATATCGGTATCTGAATAAGCATATATATCTTCCCACTTATATTCAGGCAACCAACATGTAGCATGGCGAAAACAAACCTTTTCATCCGGCGTTTCGATATATACCTTTACCCTTCCATCTGATTGCATCTCAGAATGTGTGATTTCTGTATCATCATTAAGTGTCATGTATGGATACATCATATTATCAATCCTCTCTTTCTATAAATCCATTCTATAATTTCTAAGAAATTTTTCTACTTTTCTTCATTTTCTTATCTTTCATCCACAACTCAGGGTGCAATTGTCCATACGCCCACTTCCATTCTTCATATGACATCACATGCGTACCATGTTCCAGCTTAACAACTACCATACATTTTCCACAACAAATAAAACTTGCAATTATCTCTTCATTCATTATTATTTCCTCCATTATATCATTTCTCCAATACAAAAGCCACAAGATTATTTTCCTGTGGTTTAACAAATCAAATTTTAATTTCAACTTCCATGAAACATTATTACTTAAATTTTCTAAGTAATAATTCATTAGTGCATCATGCTTCCTATCAAAGCCAACGATGACATAGCTTTTACTCCTGGTACTATATGAGCCTTTTCTACGCTTGTATCTAAAACTCTTTCATTATACCCAGTAAACAACGCTATACATTCACAATTATTCTTATATTTTCCAAGTGTAATGCTATACACTTGTACCCCCAAACATCCCAAAATACCTCTAAAACCAAATGGATTTGATGGAAGAATTTGATCCTCTAATGGCTTTCCTTTGTTATACTCTTTTATTACCTTAAAAATTTCCAACGCTTTTTTATATGCTTTATTAGAATCAGCAGCATATATTGATACTTCTTTTTCAAAGTTTGATTCTTTCATATATTTAATCGCATCCTCCACTTTATCAAACATACCTTCTTCTCCATCAAAAATTTTCATTGTAAACATTTTTAATCACCTCATTTCATTGCCTGTCATGCAATTTCTTCTGTATTCATTTCTAAACACCCAATAGAATTCATTGGATTATAAATAAAATAATCCTGGTTCTTCAATGTTTCTTCATATTTTGCCTTCCCTTCAAAGTCATCAATAACCGCTTTTTCTTCTGGTTGCATTTCATTATATGTCTTTTTTCCATATCCAGGCGGCAACCATTTTTTCTGTTGGCTTCCAAAAATATTTAATTTCTTTAAAAGGTCTTCATTGATAAACTCAATGTGACAAGTCCCTTTTTTATAAAATGTTACATAGAAATATTTAAGTTGTATCTTTCGTGTTTGACCTGTTTCCGCTGCATGTCTTAGCCATAACTCCATATCTCTCCCATCGGTTAATCCACCGTCTAAGTAATTCAATGCTTTTTCAATATCTGCAAGCTGTGATTTCACTTGATAATCAGGATCAAACTTTCCACTCCAACTGCTAAAGGCATTCATATATGGTAAAATAACTTTTTTATTTATATACCATGCTTTATTTGTTTTCCAACCGTTATAATAATGAATGTTATTTGAAAGTTCATCGCTATATGAGTATTGATATGATAATTTATCAAATAATTCAATAATACAGTCTTCTATTCCTCTTACTAAATTTTTACTCATTTCAATTTGTATCGTCCGAATATTATATTCAGAAAAATCATAATTTGTAAGTTCCGCAACCTGATTATGATATTTATTTGCTAAATTTGAAGTCATTTTTCCAGTAAATTTAGGATTACTGAATAACGCAGTCCAATATTTACGCCTGACTTCTTTAACAAACGTATTAGTTGAAAGTTCTCTGTCACGAATTTTCATTTCCAATATTGGCTTATTGTAAGAACTGTCTTTAAAATCTTGTAATATGTGTGGAACCATCGCTTTATATTCCATAATAAGTTTTATTCCTGCTTCCACTTCAATATTATACTTCTGTACAATAGCCTTGATAAAATCATTTGGTGCTAAATCGGTCACATCTTCATATATATTTTCTTGATACGACCGTCTCTTTAAATCCTCAAAAATATAGCTTTCTTTCTTTTCTTCTGGCACAAAAATTTTTATTACCGCTATTTCTACTCCTGTTGGCCGTTCTGCCGACAAAAATTGTCCTTCCATATACTTAATTTCTGCATTCATCTTTTCCAATCTGTTTACAAGGTCTTTTCTTTCATTGGTATATGGATTTCTAATCGTTTCTGCATTCAAAATACAAACAATTCCAAAATTATCTCTTTGAAGAGATAATGCATGTAAGAGATGCTTTGCTCCATCACTGAATGGCGGGTTCATAATGATTAGATCATAATGTTTGAAAGTATTGAACGTTAAAAAATCATTATGTACTACTCTTAATTCTTTCCCTTTAAGAGTCTGACAAAGAGTATCGTCAATTTCTATACAATCAATATCTAAGTCACGATTCCATGTTTCTTTCTTATATTTTTCTTTTACATATTCCGCTATATCCCCTTTACCGGCAGACGGCTCCAACACTGATTGAAGTTGTTCCCAATTTATTCCTTCTGTAATTTTGTGTAACAATTCTTTTGGTGTAGGGTAAAATTCTTTTGGTATCATATATTTTCCTCCATAATAAAAAATATCTGTACTATATTTCTCCAAATACTTTTCTATTTTCTTAATAATTTAGTAGTTGAAATGCGAATTTTATTCCGACAATATATCTTCTGCTTGTCTGTCAAGTTCCAATATCTCATTTGCTACTAAATTAGCAGTGTGCCTATCACATCTAATCATCTGCATTACATGATTTTCCATAACAGTAATGATATTGTTATGATTCTGTTTTAATTCGTTTTTCAGAATGTCTCTTACATTCATAATATTTTCCTCCATCCTGCCTTAAAATACGAGTTTTAAGGTTTCTTTAAAAACTCTTCATATTCTTTATTGATAAATTTTCCGCACTCATAATGAAAATTACAACTTGTTAGTAATTCTTCAATTTTCCTTCTACACCTATTCGCTTTATGTAATTTTGCAAGTTCCATTAAGTCTTTAGACGATAAAGAATATTGAATACTACTTGATAAATCTGATCCAGACTCTATTGAACATAACGCTGATAAAAAATCAATTCTTACCTTGATTTCATTTTTTATTACATCAAACCTCAAATAATCTGCAATAATTTCTTTCCCATATTTTGCTCTATTAATAATAGAAATTATGTCTTTTTCGCTTTCAGGGAAATCTATAATTATTGCGACTATATCATTCTGTAACCACTTAGGTGATTGATACAATTCTGGTTCATTTTTTTCTTTATAATCTGGATAATACTTTTTCCAAATTGCTAAATCTAATTTTTTGATTTCCTGAAGAATTTCATTTCGTTCTTTCTCTCTTAATTCGCTTTCATATTTTATACATTTATTTCTATCATTAAATCTTTTGCCATCATCTGCAATATATGTTTGTTCTATTTTCATTAAACATTCTCCTTCTCTGGATGAAATTCTGATGTCGTGGGATTTTAATTAAATCCAGCAAATTCTCCATATAGTTCTTTTCTCTTTTCCTCCGCAAACTTCGCTGCTTCTTTTAACTGATCTTTAGGAAATTTTCCAAGAACTGTATTCTTTTTATTAACTTGTAACTGTACAATCCATTTATTATCACTTTTACTCCAGCAAACATTCCGATATCCAGACTTGTTATTGCTGTTTCTTGATTTTCTGTTCATTGAATTATTGCTATGAGAAATAACCCTTAAATTTCCTTTTGTATTATCCAATGTATCATGATTAATGTGATCCACAACTTTATATTCCTCAACATTCATAATAAACTTGTGCAGTTTCATTGATGTTGACCATCTTTTTCCATTATGTTTTTTGTGAATAGTAGATTCTGCATAGTATTGATCTAAATCAGGATCATATTTTGCAGACCATGTGAAAGGAAAATTCAAAACTCTTTCCAAGTCTTCTAAATCAATAATAGTCCATAAACTATCGTCTCCTCTTCTTTGCAATTCAATTTTTGCAACACCATTTTTGTTATCAATTATGTAATTATTGCCTTTCTTTTCAGCCAAAAAGTTAACCCTCCTTTGAAATAAATATTGTTTCCAATACTTACTTCTCTTTTTGACTAACTTCTTTATCTAAAAATATGGCAAAGAAATCCTGATTTTCAGTGTTTCATATATTTTATTTTTCTATTCGGATATACAATTTTCTTACAAATTCCATTTGTATATACTTTAATTCCTGTTTTTGAGCAAGTATATAATAATTTATATGTTGGTATAATATTTCCTCTGCTCCTGATCAAATTGCGTTTTTATCTACTTTATAATGATGTCATTTTCGATATAATAATTCGTAGAATATTTTTTTATCATATTTACCATTTTATCAAAACATGCATTTAAATGTGGAGGAGAATATATTGAACTCCTACAAATAAAAATTAATGAATATTTCTCAATTTTATCTAAACAGGATTCCATTTCTTCTGAACTTTCCCACTCAAAATCTTCATCAATTATCTCCGCATCAATGCCACTTGTTTTGTCACATATCCATACTAAATTAGAAACAGTATGCTCCTTAATAAGATGATAAACCCAAGACTCACAGCCTATTTCGTCACTACTGTAACAATCATGATGAAAATCAATATTGATTAGATTTAAATCATATACAGATTCTTTTTGCATATTTTTAATGTGTTTGTAAATATGTCTATGTGAATCAGCTATTACAACCTTTATATTAGGATTATCAATCAGTAATTCTCTTAATTTATGAAAGATATAATTATATTCTTTTTCTTTTATATCAATATCATATAATTCATCTTCATTTTCTTCATACATTTCTGCCCATTCATCAAATATATCTTCAGAGTCATAATACATATCATCACAAGGAAATAACCTTATTCTTTCCTTTTCTGTAGCATTAATAAAGAAATCCCAATCAATACTCAAAACTATATTTTTGTTCATCTATTTTAAACCTCCATTTAAAATTATCATTTCCTTACCATCCAAAATTCATCTTTATTCAAAAATATAAGCGCGACCTTCTGAAGTATTTCTTCCAGACTGTCCCCATTTAAATTGATACTTTAAACTATCTCCATTTAGATTCCAATTTAAAGTCTCTTTTAGATCATCTAAATTCAGAAATGATACTATTCCACGTTCTTGTATCTGTTTTTCTGTCCAATAGTTTTGTATTCTATTGTCAAACACAGACTTAGTTCTGATTTCCTTTGTTTTCTTATTACTCTCTATAGTAATAATCAACTTTGCATTTCCTAACGATTTTCTTCTCATTTTTAAATAACTCCTTCCATAAATCCATTGTATTATCCACTATTTTTAATCATATCAATCTTTCTGTCATTATATAGTTCCTATCCATAACCACTATACATATCATGTTGCACCTCTTGCTGATAATAATAATTCATGGTGGAGGGGGCATTATAAAGAGCTGTAATCAAATATGCCCTGATATTAAGAATTTTTGTAACAGTATCTTTCATGCGCCTCATAACATACTCCACATGACTACTATTCAGTTTAAGAAAACAGGATTTTACAAGCTCATATGGGTAATCCTCCCCATTGATGCGGATTTTTTCACGCTTCACACATACCACATCACAGATTATTTCATAGATTTCCTCATACAACTCCCTTTCCCCGCGCTGGTCATACTTCATGTGATGCTCATACTCAATATTATCGCGAATTAATTCCATATATATGTTTGCTTCATCTATCACATCAATCCTATCATCTTTTTCATTTACTAGCATGTCATCTACTATATTCTTCTCTGATTGATTGATAGGATTGTTATAATTCATATCAGTATAATTATAATTAATATAATTAGGGTCGGTTTTTCCGACTTCTTGAAGTCGGTTTTCCCGACCTCCTGAAGTCAGTTTTTCCGACCTCTTGAAGTCGGTTTTCCCGACTTCTGTGGAAATATCAGCATTTGAAGACTCTTTTTTATCTTCATCTGATGTGATAAAGTTCTTTATATAAATAATATCTGGCTGTCCAAGTCCCCGACGTATTTTTTCAACAAGCCCTATACCCTTATCTGCATCCAGCTCTGCAAGAACCTTTACTGCTTTTTCCTTGCTGCATCCTAAATCTTCCCTGATATTGTCTATTGTATATATGATATATACTCTGCCTTTCTCATCAAACCACTCATTTTTGATAGACAATGACATTCTGTCAAGCATTAATCCGTACAAAAGTTTCGCATCGCTGCTAAGTCCTTTGAAACGCTCGTCCTTAATCAGCAAGCGAGGAATACGATAAAAAGAAAATTGTTCTGCCTCCGCTCCATAATAATAATTAAATGTCAACTTATCAGCTCCTTCTTTCGTTTTATTTTAAGCCTTGACTATTTCATTCTTGTAAAAGTGAATAAAATATCCTTTAAATTATCTTAAACTCCTATTCACAATTATTTTCTGTATAATACTGACTTCTTGCATCCATATATGCCCTTCTCTGTGTATCATTAAATTTTAATTCCTCAAAATATGCATTTAAATCTTCATGATAATACTGAATATTTCCAAAAACAGACAATACATCATAATCAGCTTGCCAATTTATTTCATACTCATGATTATGCATTTCATACAAAAACGCCTTTTTGAGATACTCATAATTTGTAGAACCTTCTACTTTTACCCTTTCTAATGTTTCCAAAAGTTCAATGTGATGTCTTACGAAATCCATATCATTCATATAACAAAATCCAACGGGATTGTATGTCATATTTTCCGTCTGGCTCTTAAATGCCTTTCTTTCTTCTTCTCTATTGAATATTTGAAAGATGGAAATATAATCAATCTGCATTCCATAATAATTATGTAAGAAATAACTCCGTCTTCCATAATCGTCATAATCCTTTAATGGCTTCGCAATTTCCTCTTCTGTAAAAAGAATATTATTCATAGTTTTAATATACATTTGTTTCAATTCTTCTTTTGTTTTTACTGTTTCATGATGCAGCTGATAATCATTAGCATAGTGAATATGATGATTATTTTTGAAAACTAAACAACTAAAACCAAAACCGCCCTCAAACTCCACAAAATATATATTATGTCCTTTAATCTTCATGGTATCAACAGCCATTTCCTTTACACAATCCTCTGTAATATTTTCAATTTCTGTAATAGTCCAATTCTTCATGATTTTTCCTCCTGATTAAAATTTTATGGTTTATAGCCACTATAAAAGGCACTAACGAATATTTCCGCTAATGCCTTCTGACCAGTCATAAACGCCTTTAAATCAAATTTTCTGTTATATACTTGTATATATCATCAACACAAATTACTCTTGTTTCCCTAAATGTAGTTTTAACTGCATCTGTAAGCATTTCCCCCATAACAGTTAAATAATTCTCATTTTTACTTTGCAGATAATATATAATGTCTGACATAGAGTATTGATTGATAATTCTGAAATAATTTTCGTTTCTTAAATGACATATGAGATTTTGCCACTTCTTCCCGTTTGAATCCGTTGTGATCCATCTGTTGTTAACATCGTCTTTATAATTTCCGATTATCATACCAACTTTAAATGTACTATTATCTGTCAATGTTTCCGCTACAACAAAAATACTATCTTTTTTGATTTTATTTCCCATGATATACCCTCTCGATCAAACGATTTTTTTATTGTCTTATTCTGTTCCCAAAAATCTACTATGTATTGTACCATCTTCAAAAATTGTAAATCGAAAACTTCTATATTTATTTCTCCATGACAACCATACATTTTTCTGTTTATTTACCTTTATAATCGCATCCGATTTATTTTCGATTTTCCCCTGCTCAATCGCACGATCTAAAGTCTTTTCGATTCTTTCTTTTTGTTCTACTGTAATATTTTCCATTTTCTCACCCTCTAATCATTTCAAAATCTTCCAGTTCTTTTTGTGTTAATTCTCTACTGTAATACAACTCAGCCCACACCATACGCCCATTTATTTCTATTCTAATGTCATAATTTATAAAATCTTCTATCCCTTTAGGGTGTGTTCCAATAGACACAGGACGCATAATAGAATAATATTTAATCCAATGATTTCGTTTTGCTGCCTCTCTAATATATTTGTTTGTACTCATAATCTAACCTCCTGCATTCTATTTTCCACAAAACTATAATAACTATCTCCAACAATAATACTATCTAACACATTTATTCCTATGAGTTTTCCGGCTTCTTCCAAACGGTTATATGATTCTATATCCTCTTTAGATGGCGTTACATCTCCGCTTGGATGATTATGTGCGATAACAATTCCGCTTGCTCCACACAATAATGCTTTTATAAAAATTTCCCTAGGATTACATATCGTCATGTTTACCGCTCCATGCGATACTTCAAATATACCTAAAGGCTTTTGTTTATTATCTAATGCAATCATATATAAATATTCTTCTATTTGTTTACTCAGTCGAAAAACAACATTAAACATTTCTGCTATTAACGATGGTGTATGCAATGTTTCAACTCCTGTACAATTGCAAGACTTTTCCTTTACTAAAACATTTAAATTATCTTTATTAAGTTCCGTTCTATATGTTGTAATTCTCATGTGACAACCTCCATTTCTATCATAAAAGCAAGTAACATTTTCCGCTTGTCACTTACTTAAGATTTTTCTTTTATTTGTTAACCATCAGATGATTTTTCATGTACAAAGCACCTGACAGAAACATAAATAAGTGCCGTTGCTCTTTTTCTGTTTCATACTGAAATTTTGGTATGCCTTTATCATCATAAACCTGCATTCCACCCAAAGAATGATTTCTATTTTCCGTAAAATTTAATGCTTGTAAACACTCATGCCAATTTATTTTATTAAACTCCATTTGTAACCCCTCCTAGATATATTTGCCTATATAAAGCCTTAATACAGCACACATACAATATTTACATATACGTTAATTTCAGACTTTATATAGGCTTGTATGAGACTTAAATTACACGATTTATATTTTTCCTTCTGCAAACTCTTCATAATGTACAGCAATAAAATAATAAACAATATCATTAAAAAACTGTTTTGCACCCTCTCCAAAGAATTCTATAGTAGGAATTGCACAATCTCTATTCCACATTTTATAAAACAGATCCCCTAATTCCTCTCTATATTTATATAAAAGTTCTTCATAATCAATATCTGTACGACTGATATCGTCCTTTAAAATTTCTTCTGCCATTTCCAAAATATAATCTTTTCTTTCTTCTGGATCATCTGTCTCTATTTCCATTGGAATATTATTATAGATGCAAGATGCAAAATCTTTTAATGTAGTATCATTTTCAATCATTTTTGTTCCATAAAGCATATATGTACTCATATGTCGTTCTCCCTTCTTTCAATAAAACACAATTTATTTACACCAGCCCACAAAAGCAAGCAAATCTAACAAAAGGATTTCTTGCAAATTTCCGGCGGCGATCTGTTTCTTTCAGAAACTTCTTTTTCTGCCTGTCAGCAATATATAACTGTACTTCCATATTTGTATACTCTATATACTGTAACGGTGTCAATGCATTATATGGTGTCTTTAAATCCCTTCGTATAACTTGATTTCCATCTGGTGTATTAATAATTCTGAAATCAAACATTATTCTCTTCCTCCATTTCTCTTATAACCCTTTCCATATCAATATGATACTTTTCAAGAAATTTTCTAAATAAATCATTTTCCTTTTTATACTCTTTCATTGCCATTTCTGCCCGTCTTACTTCCTGCTCTGAAATTTTATCCAACACAGATGGTACAACCATATCTTTACACTGTTCAAGAATCGTTTCACCATCAAGAATAATTTCCTCAAATAACATTACATGTAAAATAGATTCATCATAATAAAGATGATTCCAAAATGATACAGCATCTTCTAAATAGTCAAAATCCTGTCTATCCAACATATTAAAATCAAATTCAACAGTATCCATGATATCAAATACTTTATGATCTCTAGTGTATTCAATGTAATAATGCGTTTTGATATCTTTGTTTGCATCTTTGTAGCTGTAAAAACCTCTATCATACATAGCTTATATTCCACCTTTCAAATGATTTATTTGCGCTTTTATAAGCACTATAAAACGGCTATAGTCTTATATTCTCCATAGCCGTTCTAACTGCCTACAAACTTACAAATTTATTCTTTATTTTTTCCATACGGATTAATAAAATCGTTCTGAATATCGTTTCTTTTGATGTACTGATACAAATTAATCAGCATTACCATATCACCATTAGAAATATGTATATCATCTCTTGTATCCGCAAAATCGTTGAAATTATGAAAAGTATGCACTGTTACATCTCCATCAGTTTCACTTTGCGAAACACACATTGTACCATTGTTATTTACTAAAAATTTTAAAGTGTTCATAAATTTCCTTCCATCTAATATACTAATAATACTTTCTTATAATCTTTCTGTTTAAATGACTTTCTATTTGTAATAACAACACTTCCAACAGGTGCAGAAATTCCTAAAAGTTCTCGCCATCCTTCTGGTTTTTCTGTTACAATATCAAGTTTATTTTCATCTGCATATTTAGTACATCTTTCCATTTTTTCTTGTGTTGCACTCTTCCCCGTTGCAGACTCAAAAAGACGAATTACTTCATTGATTAACTTCTGTTTGTTTTCCTCTGTGTTCTCAAATATCCAATCAAAATTGATTTCATTTCTTTTTCCGTCGTCGCTTCTTTTTATTTGTGGGTTATATCTCCTATAGCAATTTCCTTCCGAATCCGTACAATGAGTATGAATGGATAAATAAGTATTCAATATTTTATCCGTATAACCTGCCTTGTGCCATAAATATGGAAGGGTATCTTTCCCGCCTGGGTTAGTACATTCTACAAGTTCAATAATCAATGTTTCTTCTTTTTGATTGGATTCTGTCACGTAAATCCATGTTATACGGCCATTTCCTTTTTCTATCGTATAATTCATCATGCTCATTACCTCACTTTCTTATGCTGTCTCTTTCAACAATTCACAGATCCATGTGCTTTTGTCTGCACTGTCAACCATCTTTGTATAATACTTATTTGTACGTTTATCATGTGCATACTGATTTGTATATGTTCCTGTGTACATTTCTGATATACAAAACATCTCAATGTCGTTATATTCCGTCCAGTATAAAGGTGGTAACACTCCAAGCATATCTTCAAAAACTTCTGCTGTTATTTCTGTCAACTCGTCATCAAGCAAAAAACTTTTCTGGAATTGTTTAAATTCCTCCCATGTCATGACTTTATACTCTTTTTCCTGTGCTGATTTTAGATAATTTCTAAAATCTTCCACATCTGGATACTCTTCAACATTTCTTGTCCAGCTTGCAATATCTCTTGTTTTTGAGTCGTTAGCACGTTGTAAGAGCTGTTCCTTTGTCTCTCCATCTCGTAAAAAATCGTAAGTCAAACAACTTTTTACATCTACTGCTAAAATATTCATGTTCATAAATTTTACCTTTCCTTTCTTTAATCCAATTTAAAGCTACTATAAAAGGGACTATGCAGCGTTCATAATCCCCTATGTACTAACTTTAAATTTGTATCCAATTTTTTACGCTACAACAATTTTTACAAGAGCGCGATCTTCAAATACCTTTGTGATCTCTACGTCGTAACACAATCTTAACTCTTTTAGCTGCTTTTCCGAGGTTATCCAAAACATGTTTTAAATCCCCTTTCATTCATATGCTCTATTCAGTTGTTATTTTTGATTTATAAATCTTTAGGATTAATGTGTTCTATCTTAAAAATCCATATCGTACACTTGTAACGCTCATGCAAAGTATTATATACTTGTTTTGCCTCCTCTCTTGTTTTAGCTGTTCCAAGCTTCACCATCTCTGCATCTTCTGTGTAATATCCTAATTCGTACATTCAAGTCTCCTCCTTAAACTACATAATATTTATTGAATGAATTTACCTGTACAATAAATATTCTTTTTTATTGATATCTGTTATGCTCCGTTTTCTTCCTATGCGACTTGCAACGCATCATAGGCACGTTATAACAAAACCGTTTTTGTGCACCGTGCTACTATCGGCAATACTGCCATCCTCTAATGAGTGACTACACACACCATACACCATCTTATATTTCTACACGATGCCGGAAGCGGCGGGAACTTACGCAACCCTTCATTATAGAAAAGTGATTTACTCTCTGGTTATCTAAACCTTTTCTAGTTTTACGCTTTGCGGATTTCTACATATAACTTTTTCTATGTTAGCGACTTGCTCTATTTTTAAGTCGGATAATGCCCAAACAAGGAATTGAACCTTGTGTATGTTGCCTGCGTCCACGCTGGGCGGTTGTTGATTAACAAATTATTACAAGTTTATATTCACCACCTTCCTTTAAAATTTGATATGCCTTGTTATCATCAACAAGCATCGAATTTATTAATACTGCTTGATATTCTACAAAATTAATTTCTTTTAACCCGTAAAACGTCGCCATGTCTTCTGCGGCATTCAATAATTTTACAAGGTCTCTCACTTCCGTTTCTGTGTCGCATCCACTACAATATTTTTCTAATACAGTTGCAAGAATTGCTTTTACCGCATTTCCTAATTCTTTTCTACTCATTTCTTACCTCCGTTTGTTTGTGTTGTTTTCTTTGTTGATACTATACTATCACAACTTTTTAGTTGTGTCAATACTTTTTAATTGTTTTTTATAACTTTTTAGTTGTTATTGTATGTAATAAAAAAGCACTATTCAAATTGATGAATAATGCTTTAAACTCTTTTTCCATCTGGAAATTGAAATATTGAAATATATTCGCATCCTAAGTATTTTCCCATTTCTTCCAGTTCTTCTTGTGTAAATTTTCCAACTTTTAAACGTTTTGAAAAATTTTGTTGTGACATTCCCATCTTTGCGCCTAACTCTGTTAAACTCATTCCAGCAATGTCACAAGCAGCCTTTACTCTTTGCTGTATAGTAATAGTATCGCCTCCTTATGCTATTCTTTCCACTGATTCAGGCAAATTATATAAAGTATCTGGATCAATATCTATACATTTGCTTTCGTTTCTATCTCCTGTAATATCCCATGCAAGTGTATCATTTAATATAGTACATGATTCCATAAAAATATTAATATCACTTATTTTAGAAAATACTTCCATGTGCAAAAATGGCTTTATGTCGTACAAGACAATTTTTCCATCAGAAAAATAAACAGATACTGTAAAATCTTCATGTGGTATTACTTGCACTATTTCTGGAAAATAATCCATAAATACACCCCCTAAATTAACGGATTGATTCTATTTAAAGGCTTTCCATCCTTTGATAATTCCCAATTTTGCATTAGCTCATCTTGATGTATTATTGTCCATGCAAGAATTAATTTTAATTGCTTGCTAGGAAATCCACCCTTAATAACTTTTCCCTTTATGATATCTACAATAATTTTATTTCCATTATATTCTGCATGAAAGTGCGGTGGATTATGATCGTCATAATACATTGTGACTTTTATTCCATAAAACAATGATATTTCCGGCATTTTGTATACTCCTTTTTGCTTGTTATCAATATTATATCAGATTCCACAACTTTTTCAAGCCATTTATCTACACTATGAAGGATACCATACATAATGATACCCTTTTACTATAGATAAAATCGTTATTTTATTGGCATTTTATGACTGCTTGAAGTATCTTGTATTATCTATTCTTCTGAAAATATTGCCCCTTTTCACTTTATAGGTGTTTTCATTAACTTTTATCACATTTGCATAAAGAAAATGCAATGCCCATTCTGTATAAAGATTTAACCTATTTCTTAATACTTTTTCTATAACTTCTAATTCTGTCATTTTAGTATTTGTAATGCAACGCCCTTCTTTTATCATAATATCTGAGCCATTACAACACATCATATCAATAAAAACATCGTCATTTTCTTTTATTCTTTCTGCATAAATCTTGATATCTCCAACTTGTTCTATAAATTTCATTGTGGTTTATCCTTTCTTCATTTTATTACTTATCCATACCCACAAAAGAGACTTTTCAATGATGTAGACTAAGCATTTCCAGTCTATATGGCTATGTCCCGTTGGTGACGGTGGTTTACCGACTTTCCTTGCCGTCTCTATGTTTGATTCTGTTTTTGTGGGACAGGATAATTAATAAAATCATGTCGTATATGTCAGACATCCAGACAGCAGCTTTTTAAGTTTACAACTATAATATATAGCCTTCTTCCTTATCAGGGGTGCGCCCGTCCAAGTTATCGTTATTCTGAAGTATTCCTTGACCTTTTAACCTTCCATTTTTCAGACATCTCTATTATCGTCAATGCCCAACGGCGGTAATCATTGTAAAGTGTGATACCTGCTTTTACACAATGCCGACACAATTTTTTAATCGCGTTGCCGATCTTGAGCGATTGAAAGTTTAATGCCCTTATCTTGCATCATGTTTTTACTTCCTTCTTTATACGTGCAATCTTTCAAACATGAAAAAACTTGTGTCACGGGTTTCGTTTTTCCTTGCGCCTGATATATGCACTTATTACCATTAAAACCAATATATGCACTTATTACGACTTGCGTAGCCCTCATGATCTTATTGGCAGCCCTCACAGGATTGTAAAATTAATTTCTCTGCTTGATCATCACATTCCTTTTGAAAAGCAATTGACCGCTTTTTTATCCACAAATATACTGAAAGGCTATAGTTGCTAACAAATTCATGAATTTTCTGCCATCATATGATACAGTGCCATCTTTACTTTCTTTGCGTGTAATCGCAAATTTGCAGTTGTATCCGTTAAATTCTGTAGTGCCTGCCTTTTTACTAAAGCTTACCAATGCACTGATTTCACTTGTATAGCATTCATGAAGTGCACCCATATCAGCAGCATTGAACTTGACATTTACTTTCTTTGTATACTCATTCTCAATTGAAATTGAAAACATCTTTTTGATAAGCATCTGAATTTCTCTTTCAATAGTCTTGAATGCCTGAACGTTGTTATCATTATATTTGCGTTTTCCGCAGCTCTCAAATACGTCTTCATCAATCTTATGCAGTGCATAAAAGTTATCATAAAGCTGTGCAAAATTATCACATGCTGTTAAAATGGCATAATTGAAAAACTTACGGTTATCTGCACACGCCGTTAAACGTAACACATTACGTACAGCAATTTCATCATTTGTTACAACCACTTTTTCGCCGTCTTTTTCAAATTCTCTACTTGTCCCTGCAATAGTGGCAACAACAGATTCCCAGTTTTCATGAAGTGTGTTGTTTTCCTCTTTGAGCTTTTTGTTGCTCTTTTGAAGATCTGATTTCTTTGCTTTTTCAGCTTCGATCTGTATTTCTGTAAGCTTACCAAGCTTGTTTGCAATCTTCCTGTCACAAATTACAATTGCATCATTATTGACTGCCATCATCATTTCATTTGCTTCGTAACAAACAGCATTGAAAAGCGCGTTCATTCTTTCTTTGTTGCTTATATCGGTAGCATAATTAATTTTTAACATATGCCCTCTTTCCCTGTATCTTTAAATAGGTATTGATACAGTACCCTTTATATATGTAAAATAGATTGAAACTAACTACCCTCCGTCCAGCCCTCCCACTATAATTAGTGGTTCTGTAGTTTCGTTTTTTAAGTGTGTGGGTATACCCTTCACCGTACCATTTTTCAAGCCTGCTATTCTTTATTCACAAGCCGCACACTATAGTGTGCATGATTGCCCCTTTGGGGAACACCTATCTTAAAGCTATTTGCTCTAAAATATCCGACGTCTCCGCCGTACTATCTCAATTATTGATAGGATTCCAGCTTTTTACTAGTTAAACTGTAACTATTGTGCAATCTATCTTTCGATATGATGAGTAGAATCACCTGGCCTTTAACGATATTGATACCCGTTCACGACTTCCCCTATCTACTTGTCTACATATCGTAAAGATAAACTGTTTATTTGTTAATGTTCTGTATCTGACAAAACCCTTGTAAGCTACATTTAAGAGCTTTTAAATCAACCAATTAAGGTTATGAGGATTTTATCATTTTTCGTTTTAGGATTTTCACGACTTGACATAGCCTGAATAGATAAGTATAATAGAATATAGCAATGGCTTATGTCGTTGTGAAGGTGGAAAGCGGTGATTACTTTGGTAGGGTAAACCGCTTTCTTTGTTGTCCCTTAACTTGATACTATCTTATCATGTTTTGAAATGATTGTCAACACTTTTTATCACGTTTTTGTATCTTTTTTAATCACATTTGTTTCTGTCTGTAATCCTAAGATTTCAAGTATTTTATTTGCATCGTCAAGTGAAAACTGTTTTTTATTTAGCATCCTTGCAAATACTTCCCGTTTTATACCCAACTTTTCAGCAATAAATACTTTTTTAATACCAGACTCTTTTATAGCATCATTTACAGCCTGTGCAAGTTCTTGATTTGTTTTAATAGCCATATGTGTTCACCTTCCTTATATATAGTAGTTTTATTATAGCAGATTTTCAGTTATGCCGCTACTACATATATTCTACATTGGTACATTCTATTACACCCATTTCTTCAGTTGTCAATGTTCATTTATGGGACTATATCCCAAAAGGCTAACTTGCTTTGATGCTACACTCTTGTTTCAAGTGGTTAGCCTGTTTTAGTTCTCAAAGACTCATTAAACATTTTTAAAATCTATTTTAAATAAATATCTATTTTCTTTTTCAGCTCTGATAATGTTGTTGCTGCATCAAACAAAGCATTATCTTCGTCATCTGTATATGCTGTATAAATAATGG